ATGCCAAGTAATTACACTTTACCCATCTCCGATCTTTATCAGGAGACTTACGATAACCAGTGGCAGGAGCAGGTTCAGCAGGCAACGTCCCGCCTGGAACGTTTCTGCGTGATCAAGTCCGGCTTGACGGGCAAGCTTCAGGAGTTCAGCTTTGTCGGCTCCACGGAGTTGAATGAGAAGCAGGGCCGGATGCAGGATATTGTTTTGGACGAGCTTGATTATTTCAAGCGCCGGATGCTTCCGGTGAGTTTTTCGAAGCATTTGGGCTATGATGAGGATGACGATATTTTCCTGCACGGCCTGGATGCTCCCGTGACGCAGACGATTAACGCGCTGAAGTACGCGGCCGCCCGCAAGATGGACGATGTTTTGTTCGGACTGAAGAAGCAGGGAGGTTCGTATGTGCCGTCCAAGGGCGGTATTTTCGGCACGGCGTTTGCCGGGAATGACGGCATGGAACAGCTGGAACTGCTGGAGGATAATGTGGTGGCGGCCGATTATACCGGCGGCACGGCCAAGGATTGCCCGCTGACGATTGAGAAGCTGAACCGGGGCATTACGCTGCTGCAGGAAAACGGCATACTGGATGATGCTTCCAATGCCTACGGCGACCAGGTGTGCTGCGCGATTACTCCCCGCATGCGCGAGGCTCTGATCAATGACGAGCGTCTGCAGAAGGCGGATTTCGGTTTTTCCTCCCTGCGCAAGACGAACGGCACCCTGGATCCCATCATGGGCATTCAGTTTATCATTGCTCCCAATTTGCCGCTTGACGAGGACGGGAATATCATCTGCCCGATGTGGATGAAGAATTCCCTGTATTTCGGCTCCTGGAAGCAGAATAAGGTGACGGTGGAGAAGCGCACCGATAAGGAGGACACGATCCAGATCGGCCTGAAGACGATTATGGGAGCCACCCGTATGCGCGAAGAGGCGTTTGTGCAGATTAAGTGCAAGCAGCTTTCTTAATTAGGATAACAATACATTTTATTTTATTGATTATGGCAACGTATCAAACAGTTATTGCAGAAAAACAGCTTGCCCTTGCGGATCGGACCGGCCTGCCGACGGTGCCGCAGCTTGCGGCCATCCATACCGGCGCCGGGGTCCATGTGGCTACGGCGGAGTTCACGATGCCCGCTTCCCTGGCGGCCGATGACCTGATCGCCATTTGCAATGTTCCCTGCGGAGCCCGCGTGCTGCCCCAGCTTTCCCATGTCATTTCCGAAGGCGTGGGGACGCTGCAGCTGACCGTGGGAACGCAGGAAACGGCGGATGCTTTTTCCGCCTCCCTGACCGTAACCGCCGCCGGGACTTATCAGTTGGCGAAGGGTTCCCAGGCGGTTTCCACGGGACCGGTGGATGCCGCGACGATGGTTTATGCGAAGGTGGGCGGAACTCCGGCAGTGACCGCCGGCAAGAAGCTTGTTTTTGCTATTGCTTACGGCATCCAGTAGTTTTTTCCGTTGGTTTGTCCATAGGGCCGTCTCTGCATGGGGCGGCCCTTTTTTTGCCGTTTCGGGCAAGAAACGTTGATTCTCGCCAACTTGCCCCAGCAGAACGCCATGACCTATATTGGAAGGAAATGAAGAGGATTTCCTTTAATGGGGGCGAGCTTTCGCCAGGGATTGCCGCGCGGCCGGATCTGGATGTTTATCATCGCGGGGCGTCCGTTCTGGAGAATGTGGATGTTTCCCAGACAGGGGGAGTTTCACGCCGGCACGGGATGAAGAGGATGTTCGCCGCTTTGGAGGGTTCCATTCTTCTTCCCTATGTTTATTCCACCAATGACCGTTTTCTTGTGGAGGTGGCTCCTTCCCTGCTGCGCGTGTTGTCCGTTGAGGGGGATGTAGTTGCTTCCCTGCCTTCCGTGTGGACGGCGGCGGATGTTTCCGCCCTGCGCCACAAGCAGGTGAACAGCATGCTGTTTCTGGCCTGCCCCACGCATGAGCTGATGGTGCTGAGACGGGATGACGAGGGCGCGTTTTCCCTGGCTCCCTATGAGTTTAAGGCCCGCCCCTGGCGGTATGAGGAGTTCCGGGATTTTCCGGTGCGCCTGACGTTGGATGAGGGGTGTTACAGGGTGTCTTTCGGGGAGCATGCGTCCGATCCGGACGCGGCGGTTAACGAGGGGGATGTGATGCGCGTCCAGGTGACGGTGCCCCAGCAGACCGGGTTCAGCACGGGGGCCGTGGTTCGCCAGGGTTGGGTGATTGCCAAAGCGTTTACGGCGGCTTCTTCCTATGCCGCGGGCAAGAAGTTGTGTATCAATGAGGGGAGTTACTGGTCCTGGTGGACGTGCGACAGGGATTTTAACGGGGCGGAGGATTTCGTGGACGGCCTGACGTCTCCGGCGGATTATCCGGAGCATTTTCATAAGGGCGTGATTTGCCATTCCAATACGATTACCTGCAAGGGGACCTGGAAGTTTTGGTGCAGTAAGGAGTGGTACGGCACGTATGCCGTGGAGCGGCGTTTTCCGAATGAGGATTGGCAGCTGCTCGGTTCCTCCACTTCCATGGTTGACGCGGCATCCAATTTGCAGATTACCGGGGACGAAAGCGAAGATGAGTGTTATTTGCGCCTGATGTTGTATGAGTCCCGGCTTTCCAGCGGTTCCGATCCCAGCCAGGGGTTTCCCCCGGACAGCTGCGGGAATAAGCTGGTGGTGGATGCTTATAAGAAGGATGTGGTGCTGCGGCTGCGTTCCGGCGCCCGTCCGGCTTCCGTACAGCGGTTTTCTGTTCCCGCCACGCCGGCGTTGCGGCATTTCCTGACCTGTACGGCGTCTTCCATCAAGGCAAGCCGCGTGTGGGTGGATGAGGAGGAGGTTCCGGGGGCGTCCGCCGTGCTGACGCTGGGCAGCAACGGAATTGACGTGACGCCCAGGGGGATGCCCGCTGACGCGCTGGAGGATGGACAGACGGTCCGGTTTGCCTGGACGGAGCCACGCAAGTCCGGGGCCGTGACGCTGGACGCCCGCGGCATGAGAACGGATTTTTGGCCCGCCGGGGCGAGGTTTGACGTGAATGTGACGGGGAATGCTTTGTCCGGGATGGGTGAGGGCGCGGTGGTTCGGTTGACGGCCTGGTCTGCCGGAGATGCGCAGTTTACGACGGTTTGGAAGAGCAGTACGGAGGTTTACGCCGCTCCGTCCAGCGGGTTTTATACGATTAAGGTTGTCCATGACAAGGGCAGTACGCTGGAGGCTGCCGAGTGCCAGGCGGAGTTTTCCGGGGTGGCTTCCGGGGTGGTGAAGCCGGAAGTCCTGGAGGAGATGTCCGCGGCGGGTTTGTCCACTAGCGACGTGCTGAAGTTGACGCTGCCTTTGGAGAGTGACGCGTATTATTATTGCGTATATGCCGGATTGCCTGCGGTGGAGGCCCTGGTGATTGACGGGAGCCGGTTTTCCGGAGAGTGCGCGTTGTTCAGGGAGGAACGGATACTGACGGTGAAGCCCAAGGGGCTGACGACGGATGATGTGGGCGCCGGGAGTGTGGTTCGCCTGGAGTGGACGCAGGCGGCGGAGTCCGTCAATAAGAGCGGGAACGGGAATGAGGCCAGCATTTTCATGAGCCGTTTTTTAACGGCGGGTACGGTGGTGACGCTGCAGGGATGGAGGTCTGTCCAGTCAGGGATGGAGATTGTGTTGCCTTCCACGATTAAGGGCATGTCTGGCGGCAGGTATGCGGAGGTGTTCAGCGCGATGGAAGAGGCGTCTTACATCGTGCCGGAGGATGGTTTGTTTTTGATTAGCGTGCAGGCATGGACGGAGAGTAATGTGAAGTTGCGTTCCCGGGTGCGGATGGAGGTGCCGGCCTGTACGGCGTGGATGGAGGCGGAGGTGGCCGAGGTGACGGCTTCCGCGGAGTATTCCCTTTGGGATAATGTGTCCGCGGTTCCGGAGGGGGTACCTCCGTCCGGGGAGTCGTTGATGTGGAGTTTCGCGGCGTTCCGGGGGGTGTACGGGTTTCCTTCCCTGGTGGATGTGTTTCAGCAGCGCCTGGTGCTGGCCGCTACGCAGGCCCAGCCGCAGACGGTGTGGTTGAGCAAGACGGATGACCTCAACAGTTTCGAGGTGGGGAAGCAGGATGATTCCGCGCTGGCTTTGACGTTGAGCACCACAACGCAGAACAGGATTTGCTGGCTGATGGCACAGAGTTCCCGGCTGCTGCTGGGAACGGCGGACGCGGAGTGGGCGGTGTCCGGCGGCCAGGGGGTGATGACTTACGCCAATGCGCGGGCGGATAATCACGGGTTTGTGGGTTCTTCCGATGTGCCGGCCCTGATGGCGACCGATAAGGTGCTGTATGTGGAGAGGGGCGGCGGACGGGTGTATCAGTACGGGTATGATTACGAGAGCGACGGGTTTGTGTCCCGCGATTTGACGGTGTTTGCCGATCATGTGCTGGCCGGCGGCGGAGGGGTTACTTCCGGGGATTTTATGAGGAAGCCCCACCCGCGGGCGGTGATGACCCTGGCGGACGGCACGATGGCGTTGATGACTTATAACAGCATGCACCAGGTTCACGCCTGGCACCGTCACAGGACGGAGGGGCGGATGTCCAATGCCGTGGTGCTGCCCAATGGATCCGGGGATGATTTGCTGTTTGTGTCCGTAGAGCGTGAGGATGGGCGGTTTGTGGAGGTGTTTGATCCGGACGGCCCGTTTGTGGATGCCGGCGCATGGGATTTTACTTCCACGGTGGTGACGAATGCGCTGGATGTGACGGAGTCCCTGGGCAGGGATAGACAGGCGGCGGCTGTGCGTGTGTTTTTTGCTTCCGATACGGCCCCGGCCGGTATTGAGGTGTCCAATGACGGGAGCGCCTGGGACCGGTTGAGCAAGACCAGGACGATGGAACGGGGATGGCATGAGGTGCTTCCGTCCGCCATGTGGAAGCGGGACGTGCGGTTTGGCATCCGGGTTTCCGGTGACCGCCCCCTTGAGTTTTTAGCTGTTGATACGCAATGACGGAGCCTGCGAAGACGAGACCGGATTGGAAGGAGCTGCTGGCCGACAGGTGGTGGCGCCTTAATCATTTGTATTGGATTGAGGATAAGGAGGGGCGGATGGTGCGCTTCCGCCCGAATTGGGCCCAGGAGGAGCTTTTCCACGGGCTTTGGTTCCGCAATACGATTTTGAAGGTTCGCCAGCTGGGGATTTCTACGTTTTGCGCGGTTTATATGCTGGATCTTTGCCTGTTTGGAAAAAACCAGCATTGCGGGATTATTGATAAGACGCTGGAGGACGGGGAGGCCAAGCTTCGCAAGATTGCTTTTGCTTACGAGCATTTGGATTATTTGCCGGAGAGTCCGACGATGGAGGACCGGGCGCTGGCTGCTTTGGGGAAGATGGTTAAGGAGGGGTGCGCTGTGGTGGAGAAGAGGGCCACCCGCATGGCCTGGTCCACGAACGGGTCTGTCGATGTGGGGGTTAATTTGCGCGGGTCCACTCTCCAGTTTCTTCATATTTCCGAGTTTTCCTACACGGCTTTGCACGATCCGGCGCGGGCCAGGAAGATCCGCACGGGCGCGTTGAATACCGTTGGCAAGAGTTGCGTGGTGGTGATGGAGTCCACCCACGAGGGGGGGAAGGCCGGTCTGGCTTACCAGTTGATGGAGCAGGCCATGGAGATGGTGGGCAAGCCTCTTTCCAGCCTGGATTTCAGGTTTTTCTTTTTTTCATGGATCCAGCATCGGGAGTATTGCCTGGAGGGGGTGGAACCGAGGCTGGATGATTTTTTGCGGGAGTATTTTTCCGATTTGAAGAAGCGTTACGGGATTGAGTTGTCCGAAGGGCAGAAGGCCTGGTACGCTACCCAGTACAGGATTAACGGAGCGGAGGTGAAGCAGGAGTTTCCCACCGTGCCGGAGGAGGCTTTGCAAACGTCCGTGGAGGGGGCTATTTACGGGAGGTGGATTTCTTCCCTGCGGGCCGAAGGCAGGATCGCCGCCGAGTTTGAGGCGGATGACGTGGCTCCGATTTATGCTTCCTGGGATTTGGGGTTAAGCGATTTTATGGCGATTTGGCTTTGGCAGGTGGTGGGTGGCAGGTATTACGCGCTGGATTATATTGCCGGGAATAATCAGGCGGTTGATTATTACGTGGGGCAGATTCGGATGAGGGAGAGGGAGTTCGGGCCTGTCGCCCTGCACCTGCTGCCGCACGATGCGGCCAGAAGGGATTTTTCCAAGACTTCTTTTGAGTCCGTGTTGCAGCGGGCCGGGTTCCGCACGGCGATCGTGCCGCGCACGTCCGATGTTTGGACCGGGATTAACGCGCTGCGGAATATGCTGCGTTTTTGCGTGTTTCATGAGCGGTGCAACAGGCGCCCGGAGATTGACGGGCAGAAGTATGTTTCCGGGGTGGGTTCCCTGGAGTATTACCGCAGTTTGCCGCCGGGGGCCAACGGGTGCGTGCGGGAGATGCCGCTTCATGACGCCTGCTCCCACGGCGCGGATGCGGCCCGGACGTTTGCCGAGGCGGTGAGCCGAGGCCTGGTTTCAGGTCATGCCGGGGTGCCGGAGAAAGTGAAGAGGCCGCACAGACGCCCCGACGCTCTGGAAGGAATGCTTTATTGAGAGGTTGGATGATCTTCTAAGGTTTTAATTTTCTTTGCGAAGCTGATCTTCATCAATGGAAATAAAACAGTCAAAGGGAATGATATGGCGCTCCCCGTTTTCACGAGTGATGATTTTACAGTTATCCGGACGCATGTCCGCAATGTAAAAAACGGCTATTTTGTAAACGTTACCTTTGTAGCCGTGATAGTTGCTTTCATCTTTTATTTTTTCACACGGGTATTGCCGACGGAAGAGATCGTCCATTTCTTTAATGGAAGAAGGGATGTCCCCGTCTACAATCCGCTGACGAGTAAGTATGGCCCGGTCCTTATCTTTTACGATTATCCCCAAGAGCTCAATTCCCGTATTAAAGAGAACGTTGTGGAGAACGAGACGCGCCAGGTATTCCTTAACAGATGCCAACGTTACGTCTCTAATTTCTGAATTAAAGGTATATCCAGAGCAATTCCATTTGGTTTTCTTATAGTAGTATGGAGGAGCCAAAAATACGTCGTGTTCGTGTCCTTGCTCACCCCATTTTACAATATTGTCTTTGAGGTATGGAATACCGAAGATATGTCCTAGTTGTGGAAGGAATGGCCCAATGTCTCCAGGGTAAAGCGCCCCGTTGTCTTGCGCCCATTCGTATAATGCATTCCATTCAATATCGAATCTCTCACTTTCATCGATTTCAGGAATTCTGCTAAGTAATGTCTGTACGGCTTTGAAGGCTGTGATTGGATCAAATCCTTTGAGATTTGAGCGTTTTCTATCAGACATTTCAGGTCAAAAGAGTTATCGGGCAAGCAAGATTTTGCGATACGTGACGAGCGTGCAGTACGGCGTCCAGGCTCCATTTGCTCACAGGCAATGATCGCTTGGAGAACGTCGTGGATGTCCATATCGTTGTTCACTGACGGGAAGGGGTAGTTACTGGTTAGTTCAGCAGGGTTAGACAGAGAAAAGGGCTTTTTATTCCCTTTTTTTCTGTCTTCCTGAGGCAGCACGGTATCTGTGGATTTATCAATTTGCAAGATATTTTCTTTTCATAAAGAGGTGAGTTGATGGATGGCCGCTTGGATTGTCCGAGTTGTTTTTAGTTGATTCCGCCGGACAAGTCTCCCCATTTGATACGTTATGAATTTGAGTGTGAAGGCGGGATAGAAACATTGATTCTCGCCAACTTGAAGGAAGTCCGCCCTCATGCGATTGTTGAGGAATGGACAAGCTGACGTTTTTTTCACAGTGCCTTTCCCTGCTGGGGGATCAGGAGTTTGTGATGGATTCCCCGGCGGCCAGGGCTTGCGAGTTGTGGTTTCCTTCCGTGATGCTGGAGGCCGTTTCCTATGGCCCGTGGTCGTTTGCTACGAAAGAAGCCGTGCTGGAGTGCCCGGAGGGGAACGGCCGGTTTCCGCTTCCGGAGGATTGCTTGAAGTTGTTGAAGGTGGAGGCCGGGCGCTGGCGCATGGCCGGCCGCGAGGTGGTTTGCGAGGAAGCCCCTTCCCTCCTGCAGGTGCGGTTTTTGTCCAATGATGTGGCTTTGGCGGAGATGCTGCCGGATCATGAGCCTTTGTTTGTGGAGGCCGTGAAGTGTTTGCTGGCTTCCAAGGTAGCAGCCACGGTGACGGGCAAGCCGCAGAATGTGGGCGTGTTTTTGGAGTTGTACAGGGAGTATGTTGCCGACGCCCTGTATCACGATGTGAGCCAGCGCGGGAGCAATGACCAGCATCCGCTGAAGGGTATTTTGGAGCGTTCCATTTTGTAGGGTTATGGGCAGTATCGGTTCTTATGCGACGAACAGGGCCAACGCGAAGAGCGCGCTGGCACAGGGACGGGCGGCGCGGGATGCCGCGTATGTGAATGCGGCCAATACCGAGGCGGAGTCCGCTTCCGCTTTGCGTCTTGCCGCCGAGAATATGGCGACAGCCAGGCGCAATCAGACGGCCGCCACGGCTTCCGTGCGGGCTGGGAGGGGCGCTTCCGGGTTTACTTCCGAGGGGTCCGGCAGCCAGGCGGAGCTTGCCGCGGCCGAAGTGCTGGAGAAGCAGATTTCCGATTTGTCCCTGGGCGCGGCGATCAGCGACCAGAGCAAGCGCCATGAGGCGGCGATGCAGCGCTGGGAGGGGGATGCCGCGCTGGTGAGCGCGCAGAATCAGGCGGCGGCTTATAAGTCCGCCGCTTCCGGGGCCCTGGTGTCCACGGGGCTTCAGCTTGGCGGGGCTTTGATAGGAGGCATTGGCGCCGGAATGGGGGCTTTCGGTTCGACGACGGCCGCCCAGGGGGCTTTTGCCGGTTATAATTTAGGCGGTTTGGCCGGGAGCGTGTTTCCCGGGTCTACGGCGGATCCCCGCCAGGGGATGATGACGCTGGGGGCCTGGGCGGCGAGTCCGGAGAAGAGCGGGTTTTCTTTTTATGATTACCTGGGCGGCCAGAAGTGGAATCCTTACAGGAGCGTGTGGCGATGAATGCGTTTGATGCGACCGTGAGCGCTTATGCGGAGGTGGGCCGGGATTTGTGGACGGATGTGAAGGATTGCGCATCCCTGGGGCTGGCGTTCGTTTCCCCGGAGGAGGTGTGCCTGGCTCTGCCCTCCGAGAGGCTTGGTGAGTTGTGTTTTCCTCCTGTGGGCATGCCGGATCTTCCGGAGAGGTGCTTGTTTGTGTGGTGGGCGGCCGGGGAGCCGCGCGAGCTGGCCCGGCTGGCCCGGCAGTTTTCCCGCAGAGGTTTTACGCATGTGGCCTGGCAGCGGTTTTTGCGCGGGCCGAAGGTGCATGTTTTTTCCATTGATCAACTTACCGGTTTTATATCACGATGAGCGAGTTTTCTTTATACGGCGGGCCGTCCCTGCAGACGGCCAAGGCTGATCCAGGTGTCGCAGCGCGGGCCGCCAATGGCGATCAGGGCCAGGTGCTGGGCGCGTCCGTCCAGAAGGCCGAAGAGGCGGTTCAGGGGAGCGCGGAGGCGTTTGCCAGGATTTCCGATTTCGGGGAGATGCAGCGGCAGGAGGTGGAGCTGCGACGCATCCGGGACGAGTCCGACGCGAAGTTTTCCAGGATGCTGGCTTTCGCGCCGGGCACGAAGGAGAGCGTTTTTGAGAAGGACGGTTCCATCCGGCAGGGGAAGCTGAAAGATTTGGCTTACGAGTTCGGCCAGAAGATTGACGCGCTGGGTGGCAGTTTTTTCCACCCGGAGAGCGCCATGAAGGCGGAGGCTGTCAGGGCTTCCGTGAGGTCAAGCCTGCCGGAACGTTATTGGGGGCTGGCTGCCAAACATCAGCTGGGCGTTGCCAGACAGGCTTTCGATACGAGTTTGAAGCTGGCCGAGGAGAAGCAGGATTGGGGCGGTTACGAGAGGTCTGTTGATGACGCCGTAGCTTCCGGCACGATTTCCCGTGACGAAGGTGAGCTGCGTTTATTGAGAGGGAGGAAGAAGGCTTCCCGCCATCATTTTGAGAACCTGGCCGCGACTAACCCGGATCTTGCCGCCGAGATGATTAACCGCGGGGAGCTGGACGGGTATTTTTCCGCCTCCGAACAGGATGAGATGATGCGTTCTTTGCGGCGTCAGGACGACAACAGGCTTACGGAGGTAGTCGAGCAGACGGCTTCCCGTCCTAAGTCAAAGAACGACAGGCAGGCCGTGACGAATGCTTTGCTGTCCGGTCCCGTCTATCAGGAAGAATTGGGGTTTCATGCGGTTTATGAGCGCGACGGGGATTACAGCGCCTGCGCTCCGCAGATTGATTCTTTCATTTACCGGGTTGCGGATATGGTGAGGGCTGGAGAAGAAGGGCCGGATTTGGCGAGCAAGAAGGAAAATGTGATCCTTCTGTGCAAGCGTTACGGGAAGTCAGCCGAGTTCCAGAAAGACATTTTGAACCGCATGGATAAGTGGGCGGGGAGAAAAAACGAATATCCCGTATTAAAGGTGTCCGAGCGAATGCGGGAAATTGCTGAAATGCCGCTGTATCGGCAAGCGGATTACAATCAGGCTATAGGCACGCTGCACAGTGAAGCGGCGGGAGCCTATGGACTGTATCTGGATTCCGCTCTTGGGGCCGGTATGAAAGCCAAGGGCAAGGAAGAATGGATGCAAGAGTATAAAAAGGAGAAGCTCGAGAATCTGCAAAAGAATCTTGCCGCCAAAACCGAAGGCGACGTACGTGATGCGTTTGAGGTGTGGTACGAAGGGTACAAGAGCATGAACAACGGTAAGGAACCTTCTTCAATTATTCAGGAAGAAAAGTTCCAAACAATTTTAAGAGAAGTAACAGGACGTAGGGATTTAATCATTCCCAAACGGGGTGCTCTGATAGACCGGGAGCAGGAAGAAGTGTCTATCATCTGGAAGAGGGGGGACGACGAACGGCTTAATGCTGGCCCCAAATTATTGAGTGAAGGGGAGAAGCAGACGCTGCGCCGGAAGGATATGTTGCGCAAGCCGGTTACGTTCCCTGCCATGGTTTCCGTAGATACCGTGAATACGAACGCGCCCGCCGGCATTCTTCTGCCGGAGAGCATGAGGCAGCGGTTTGGCGACGACGTTTCCGGACTGGCCGCCCTGGTTCCTTCTTCCTCTTCTTCCCGACGCGGGAAGCCCCTGCCCGTGGTGGGCTACACCAGGGGGAGTTCCCCCCAGCTTACCCTGTCCGGCGCCAGCAAGCTGCGGATGACGTTTTCTTCCAAGATGGATACGAATGTGACGATTTCCCCTGCCAGCCCGGAAATGAGGGAGTTTTTCAAGAGAGAATATCCGGGAAGCCAGGATTGGAAGCAGAATGCCGGAGAGTCCAGGGTGCCTGCCGCCAAGCTGGGGGGGCTGGGACAGTACAGCCAGGCTTTTTATGATGCGGGAAGGAAGTATGGCGTGGATCCGAAGCTGTTGATGGCTATTGCCATGCACGAGACCGGCAAGGGAACGAGCGCCGCTTTCCTGCGCAAGAATAACGCCATGGGAATCAGCCCGAATGGAGGCGGCCCGCGCGCTTTTTCCTCCGTGGAAGAGAGCATTAATTACGCCGCCCGCCTGTTGAGGAAGCATTATCTGGACCAGGGGTTGACGACGATTGCCGCCATTGGCGGGAAGTACGCTCCGGCAGGAGCCGGGAATGATCCGCGCGGATTGAATAAGCATTGGGTCAACGGCGTAAGCAAGTATTACAAATCATTTTAACATTGAACATATTATAAATATTTTTCACTATGAACGACAATTTTTCCTTTGACGGGGCCGACGCTGCGGATATGCCTCTGGATCTTTCTTTTTCCTCCCTGTCGCTGCCGGAGGGCGAGGCTGCCGCCGGATTTCACCTGCCGGAGATGACGCCGGCGCAGGAACAGGCAAAGGCGGATTCTCCAAAGCTGGTTGACGAATGGCGGCAGGATGTCCAGATGTTTGACGACGGCGGATTGAATGGGCTGGAAGAACGCGCCGGTCTTGAAGCCGGGGTTTCCCTGGATGCCGAAGCGGCGGAGGAAGAAGGTTCCGAATCCTTCAATCCCCAGTTGGGGGATATGGATTCCGTGCGCCGCCAGGGGGCCATGTTGATGAAGGGTGTGGAGGAACGGAAACGAGAACAGGCGCGCGACCGGCAGAACATGGTCATGAACCTGCTGCGCGCAGGCAGAAACGATCAGGAAGCGTTGAAGCGTATTGCTGAACGTTGGGGCGAAGATGCTGTTTCCCGCCTTGAATCAGCTAATGAGGAAGATCGTTCCTATATGCTGGGTATGTGGTTGGAAGAAGTTCTGGGAGATGGAGATAGAGATGTTGGATTTCAGATTTACAAGAATACTCATGATTTGTGGGGCAAGGGCATTGTCTCCCCGGAACAGGTGTGGAAGGACTTTGCGGAACGCGGCAAGGATATTGTGGAGAGGGAAGACCGCCAGCGCGTGGAGCGTGAACGCAGGATCAGCGATCTTAATGGAGTGGTGAGCCGCTACGTGAGCGGAGAGCAGGATTCTCTTTCCGCCGATGAGCGAATGGCGTTGTTTCATGCCGGGGTGAGTGTGGCGAGCATGGAGAAGGCCAGGCGCGGAGTACGCCTCATGGAAGCGTTTGAGCAGGATTCCAGGCTGTATCATGATGACATTGCCGATGATTTGTTTGGCATCATCGGGAATGATGACGATGCCTTGATGATGCTTTGCAATTTGTTGAGAAACAGATCCAGGAGCACGGCCCATGACCGGCTGGGCATGGGCGACGCGGAAAAGAGGGCGGATGAGGCATACCAGGAGGTGATGGAGAATTCCAATCCATGGGTGATGGCCGTGGCAGGTCAGCCGATTCAGAACGCTAAGATGGCTTCCGGCTTGTTCATGACCGGCAAGGTGGCTGGGGTGAAGACGAAGCGTTCCCTGGAAAGGGCGTTGCAGAATATGCGTTCCCATGAGGATGCCCGAATGAAAGCGGCGGCTTTACAGGTATCCGTTGCCAAGGCCCGGCAGATGGGACTGTCCGACGCGGAAGCTTTTGAGTTGGCAGGAGTCCATGAGCAGGAGCGCCGCGAATTGCAGCAAAAGCGCAGCAGGATTTTTTCCGCCCTGACTACCGCTCTTGAGGGAGGGGAAGATGATTACTTTTCCAGCGACGAGGCTTCCTCTTTAAGCAAGGTGGGCTACCACCTGGGCAGCATGACGGGGGACACGGCGCCCTGGTTTCTTCCTTACGCCGGACCGCTCATTGGCCTGAATACGTCCATGCAAAGGCGGCGTGAAGAAGGGTACATGCTGGGGCTGGACGTGGACGAGATTGAGAAGCGCGCTTTCTGGTTCGGGGCGGCGGACGCGGCGGAGGAAATGATCGGGTTTCACGGGTTGTTCAGGGCAACGCCTCTTTACAAGGGAGTCCGAAAGCTGCTCCGAACCAAGAAGGGGGCCGGAGTGAGGGCGCAGGTTTCCGGCAGTCCGGCGGCCCAGTATGCGCTGCAAGGGGTGGCCGGGACGGTGGAAGAAGGCATTTTGGAACCCACGGCCGGCTATTTAATGAGATCGGCCATCAATCCCCTGCTGGATGATGAGCGCGGCAAGCAGACATGGGATCAATACGCCAGTGAGCTTTCCCAGATGACTTCCGGGGAACAGGGGCTTGCCCTGCTGGCGTTCAGTTTTGGATTGTCCGGATTGAATTATTCCCAGTTGAGCCGGGCCGCCAGGGAGTTCAGGCTTTCCCTGAAGAATTATGAAGCGTTGGGAGGCACGGCCCAGGGGTATCTGGAGGCCAGGGAGGAAAAGACCGCCGAAGGTTTTTTGAATAAGGCCCTTGCCAATTTGCATGATTCCTGGATGGAGGATCCGCAGTCTTCCCTGGAGCGGGCGAGCGCGGCTGCCGGAGAACGCCTTTCCGGGGAGCGCATTGAGTCTTTGCGGGAGCTGGACGCGTGGCGGGCTGCCGAGGATGCCGGCATGGTGCCGCGGGTGGAGCCGGCGGAACAGGAGGGGATGTTCCGTGTGTATGCTCCGGCGCGCAGCACGAAAGCGAAGCGGGAGGATTCCACTGCCACCACCGGCCAGCAGGAGGAAAGCAATCAACCCTCTTACACGCTGATGGACGGCGAGCAGATGACGGCTTATTTACAGGCGTTTGTGAGCGAGCAGATGGAGAGTGACATCCTTTACACGCAGCATTTGCTGGCCGGGGACGTGACGGTGAACCAGGCCCTGGCCCAGGGGCGTTTTGACGCGGCGGAGGTGATCACGCGCACAGTGACGGATGAGAAGACCGGAGCCGAACGGGTGGTGATTGCCCCGGAGACGTTGGGGCAGATGAAGGCCCGCGCGGATATGGCGATGGCCGCTATCCGCGCCCTGGAGGCGGAGGGGGTGAGTTATGAGGATGCCGCCGCCCGCATGGATGCTTCGTTGAGCGAGCATCTTCCGCTGGGAACTCTTGTGAAGACATGGGAGGAAGCCCAGGAACGCATCAGGACGGAACAGGCCCGGAACCCGGAGTTCAAGGTTCCGGCCATGGATGCCCCGTTTTCCAACGCTTATGTGACGAAGGTCCGCCGGGGAGATACGTTCCGCCGGGTGTTGAGGTATGCCCGCGGGAATGCGACGGTGGAGGATTTGATGGAGGAAACGATGGAACAGGCTGTCATCTCCTGGCAGGCGGAGCAGGGTTTGACCTGGGGCGAGTTCGGCGCGATGCTCCAGGAGGCGCAGAGGGCAATGAATGAGTTGTTCCCGGAGGCGCGGGGGGAGGAGATGCAGTTTATTCACCTGGACGCCGGGAAGCCGGTGACGGGGCATGATGCGATTGAGGCTTTTTCCAAGATCGGGCGTTCCCGCTGGCTGGCGGACGCGGTGAATCATCCTTCCCTGCCCTCCTGGCTGCGGAAGCTGCTGAATCACCTGGTGAAGTTCCTGGGGGCTTTCAAGGCGCGCGTGCAGCTGGGCGAGATGGTGCGCCAGGCGGAGGAACAGGGAGTGTTTACCCTGCCGGTCAGGCAGGCGCTGGCGGTGATGCTGGATGCGGGGAATGCCCTGTACCGGGACCAGCAGGGGGATTTGATGGAGTTGTCCATGGAGCGCGCCAGAGCGCAGGCGGAGCTGGACGCGATGTTTGGCGCGGGCGTGGCGACGGAGGCCCGGACGCTGGAGGATGAGCTGGCGGAGAGCAGGAAGGAGGATGAGGAGCGCAGGAAGGAGGCCGAGGATGAGGCGCGGGCGCCGGAGAATTCCCCGGAGGCGCAGGAGGCGCGGCGCGAGCGGGAGCAGGCCCGCGTTGAGGCGCTGGGCGAGCCGGATGGGTCAGGCGTGTTTAACGGGGCGTTTATTGAGGTTCAGGAGGGGGTGCGCCTTGGGTTTATTGATAAAAATAAGCTGACGCTTTGCCCGGATGTGCCCCAGTTTAAGCAGGGCGCGGATGAGCAGACCGGGGTGGTGAATCCGATTGTGGGGGCGTGGCAGCGCAACGCCGCGCCGATTTCCGTGTGGCGGCGGGAGGATGGTTCGTTACAGGTGATTAGCGGACGGCACCGTTTTAACGCCTGCACGGATGAGGATATTAATTGCACGGTGTATGATGAGGCGGCCGGGTTTGATTTGGATTGGGCGCAGACGCATGACGTGGAGAATAATATCCGGGACGGGCAGGCTTCCCTGTTTGAGATTGCCCGGTACGTGAGCCAGAAAGGGTTGACGAAGGAGGAGGCTGTGGAGAGGGGGATTTTCCGCAAGGGGCAGTCCCGGCGCGGGGTGGAGTTGGGCATGTACGGCTGTTCCGATTTGCTGGACGCGCTGGGCAATGAGCTGGTTTCCCCGGATGACGCCTGGCGCGTGGCGATGGCGTTCCGCAATCAGACCGAGGTGCAGCGGGCCGGGCTGCGGGCCCTGATGGAGGGGAAGAGCTGGCAACAGGCTTTTGCCGTGATGCAGGTGGCCGCGAATATGGACCGCATCCGCGGGCTGGCGGAGGCGGCCGGGATGACGTTTGAGACGGATTTGTTCGGCAATTCCCACGCGGAGGAGTATTTCGCAAGGCTGGCGCAGTACGCCGCCGCCCGCGTGAGCGAACTGACGAGGGAGATTTCTTCTATCAGCGGGGCGAGCAGACGCCCGGAGACGGCTAAAAAGTATGGCGTGGATGTGAAGGACGCCGCCGCTCTGGAGGCCGTGGTGAAGGATTTGAAGGCGCAGAGGGCCCGATGGCAGAACTTTGGCCTGCATGAGGATTTGATTAAGGAGGCCAATGACGCCGTGATGGTGGAGCTGGGGGTGAAGACGCGGGAGGAGGTGGACCGGGAGAACGGCGTTCTTCCTTTGGAGGCGCCGGAACAGGAGGCGGTTTCCGCCGATACGGGGATGTTGCAGCTTTCCCAGGATGTGAGCCGGATGCTGGACGCGGCGCTGGCGAGGGGGGCCGCCCCTGCGGAAGATGAGGCTCCCACAGCGAATTTTTCCCTGGTGTCCATTCCTTCCGGGGAGGTGATCACTACCGCCGCCGAGATGCGGGCGAGGTTGAAGCCGTTGCAGGGCAAGGTGTTCGTTAATAAGAATACGGGGATCCAGGCCGTGATTGAGGCGCGCGTGTCTGGAAAGACGGTGGGTAAGGCGCAACAAGCCCAGATGTCTGTCGCCAATCTGAAAGCCGTGGGGTTTTCTGCGGAGGAGGCTCGCAAGATTCATTACACGGCGGCAACCCGCATTCATGAACTGTTTGAGAATGCGGAAGATGGTCGTTTTGAAGAGGAGTACAAGGATGATCCCTCCCGTGCCGGAGCTTACCATTTCTTCAATACAGTGGAGATTGAGGGGATAGGGAGTTTTGACGTAAACGTCACGGCTCTTGCACTTAAAAATGAAGATCAAAAACTCCTTTACACTCTTGAGCTGACAATAGAAAACCCCAAAGGCGTCTCAGTCGCCTATCCCAATCCTGATATTCAGGGGGACGCTTACTCGGCCTCCGGGGTTTCTACTCGCAATCTATCTTCTTACCGCTCTTTTGTCGAGAAGGAAAAGGCGTCCATCAGGAAGAAGGCGGTCGCTGACGGGACGTTCATGAAGGCTCCTAACGGGGCAGATACGAATTTGACGGAAGACCAGTGGCTTTCCGTGCGCACGGCGGCGTTTAAGAATTGGTTTGGGGATTGGGAGCATGACCCGCAGAACGCTTCCAAGGTGGTGGACGAGAACGGGGAGCCGAGGGTGGTGTATCATGGGAGCCATCAATGGTTTACTTCTTTTAACGATGGCAAGCAGAGACAGCAGAGCGGCGCCCCGGCAGGCACGATATTCGCTAATGATAACCGGGAGATAGCGGTAAGTTTTGCGGATTATTACGGGGGCCACGCAGACGAGGTGATTTTGGATCCGAATGATGAACGCCACCCGCGCTATTCCTGGGGGATTTACAGAGAAGGCGGCATTTATGACTTGTTCATGAATATCCGGAATCCGCTGGTGGTGGATTTTGAAGGGAGGCCATGGCTTGATTCTTCAAAGGGTGGCGACATCAACGCTTTGTGCAGTAAGGCAAAGGAGAGTGGGCATGATGGGGTGATTGCTTTGAATATCGTGGATGCAGGTCTCAATGATCAGGAGAATGTCCCTGCTTCTACGGATTATGTGGCCTTTGATTCCGTACAGGTGAAGAGCGCCACGCAGAACCGGGGGACGTATGACCCGAAGAATCCGGATATTACGTTTTCCGTGATAGGCCCGAATGCGGCCACTTGGGGAAAGTATGCCGATAAGGCTTTCGCCGGAAGGGATGACGGCAAGTTGCGGGCGGAGATTGACGCGAGCCAGGCAAGCTTGAAAGCTCCGGAGAATTTTCCGTTTTTAAGCATGTTTGATGAGTGGTCCAGGGGAATGGGGTACAGGAAGAATCCCGTATGGCGCGGGCTTCTTGAGGATGTGCTGAATTTTGATGAGCTGTATGAGGCTTATCCTTCTTTACGGAAGATGTATGTTTTTGCGTACAAGAATAAAAAGGATTCAGCCCGTGGTTATTATGATTCCGAAGAACGCTCCATTACGATCAATCTGGCCCATATCGGGCCGATAGGGGCACAGCTTTCCACCCTTCTTCATGAGATTCAGCACGCCATACAGGATATTGAAGGCTTTGCCAGAGGGAGCAATCTGGAGGAAGGTAGGAGCCTTGATGACTATATGCGTTCCGCTGGTGAGATTGAGAGCCGGAATGTGGAGAAACGCATCCTGTGGGATGGAGAGCGCAGAGAGTCAAAGCCGTTTAATGATACGCTGGAGTTCCCAGGTGAGGCGATTGTTTCTTTTTCCATTGCCTCGGCACAGGAACAGGGTTTGTTCCATGACGGCAATTTTGAAGCGGGCAACGCGGTGATCACGGAACCGGGGGTGACGTTTTCCATTATCGGCGAGAAAGCGGAATCCTTCCAGGAGTACCACAATAACGGCCTGTCCTACACGGATCCGGCGGACGGGAAGCGGAAGGCGATCATTGATTCCCGCGGGGTGCGGTTGAGGAAGGAGCACGTCAGCGTGAGCGAGGGGGGGCATGTGAATGTTTCCCTGGCCGCGGCCCTGGATTTCCCGGAGTTGTTCCGGGCTTACCCGGAGCTGCGGAGGCTGCGGGTGGATTTTTACCGGGACAGCAGGAGCGGCACGGGAGGGTTTACCGATCCGCAGGAGCATTATATTGCCGTGAATGTGGCGCGGGGCGGGAAGAACGCGGCTCCCGGCATGGTGCTGGATACGATTCTGCACGAGGTGCAGCATGTGATTCAGGGGTATGAGGGGTTTGCCCAGGGGGCCGGGAGCATGAGCCGGGAGCAGGCGCTTGCTTATCTGGGCGAGAGCATGAGCCAGCTGGCGGGCCGGGACGACTCCTGGGCGAAGGAGGCCCTGCCGCGCCTGGAACGGATGAGGCAGGAACTGGAGAATGGGACGCTGCAGCCGGCGTTTGTGTATGTTTTTTCCCACGGGGAGCAGGAGGCGCGGCTTGCCGGGTCGTTTGAGAAGAATAGCGAGGGCGTGGTGATGAGCGGCCTGAACGGGTTCCGCCTGCTGGACGCTCCGCCGTTTTCGATTCCGCTGACGGGGGATATTACGGAGCTTGGCGGCATTACGTTCGGGGGCGGGAGGTTTGGACGGATGGCCGGCAGGGTTTTGGCTCCGAACGGGGATTGGCTTTACGATGAGATGGTGTTCAGGATGCGGGCCGCCGCGCAGCGGTCCGTGAGCAAGCTGCGCCTGTTTGAGACCGGGGACCGGGAGCGCGGCCTTGAGCTGCTGGCGGAGGCGCAGGAGCTGATTTCCACGGTGGAGCGGTATTTGCCTGGTTCTTACGGGTTCGGGCTGGAACCTTACAAAATCTGGCTGAATGTGTTTTCCCTGCTTTACGGGAATAGCGGGAAGATGGCGCCGGATGAGGCGCTTTCCAGCGCGTTGAGCGCGATTCCGATGAAGAGGTGGCCGGAGATTATGGCGGGAAGTGTGATGAAGCATTTCTGGGGGTATGTAAAACAGCATGAGACGCTGGGTCCCGTGTGGGAGGGTAAGATGAAGGATTTTGAGGAAGAGGCGAAATTTGCCGAAGCCGGGGAGAAGGCCGCGGAATTGGATAAGCGCCGGTGGGAGTTTTTTATAGCGAATGGCGCGGAGTTTCTGGAGAAGTACGGGCAGGTGAAGGTGTACCGCCTGATTAGCAAGTTCATGGCCCGCGTGGTGGAGCAGATTGACCGCTTCCGGAAGGACCGGACGCTGGGGCGCATCCGCCGCGTGGCGGCGTCCGTGGCTCCGCGGACGAATCCGCAGGGGAAGCCGCTGCGCGGGAAGATGGACGCGGAGAGTTACCGGAGGCTGGAAGACCGCCTGCGGCTGATGGAGATGACCCCCGCCCAGTATGACGCCTTTTTCCGAAAGAATTTCCCGGAAGTTCTGGACGAAGAAGCCGCCGGGCAACAGGAAGGCCGCACGCTTTGGGAAGACGTCAAGCCGCAGGATATGGTGACGGTGGAGACGACGGACGCGGAGGGCGGCGCGCTTGCCCTGACGGTGACTAAGGCCACTTTTGAGGCTTATGCCTGTTATGAGAAGATGAGCGTGGAGACGGCGGAGAATGCCGCCCGCGCCCTGGGCGAGTTTATCGCCACCAGAAGAGAGGCCTGGGAGAATGCCGCGGAAAGTAAAAAGAATGAGATTGAGGATTTGCTCCGGCCCGTGCTGGAGGCCGCCGGGAGAACGGATGACCAGGCCATGGCTACCCACCGGAAACAGGCCCGCCTGAAAACGCTGCCGTCCGGCCCCATGTCCCTGACCGGTTATTTGCTCAATTTCAGCCAGTATATGCAGGGGTTGCAGTCCGTGCCCGCGTTCAGGGGGATTGCCAAAAAGTTTGAACGCCGGGCGGCCCGGTTTGCCGTGCAGAAGCAGGCTTGCGAGAAAGATACGCTGGCGTTCGTGAAGAAGGCCGCAGGACGCATTCTCCAGACCGAGGATGAATACGAGATAGCGGATTGGATTTACGAGCAGCGCGGGGGCCTGGATACAGGCCTGACCATTACGGAACAGGAACCGGATTGGCAGGGGAAGGCCCGCGAGGAGTATCGCGCGGGCGTCCTGAATCTGATCCGCCGTAAAGTCCGCAAGCGTGGCGCGGCCAGGACCCTCGCCCATGTCGCCTTTTTGATGAAGGATATGGACGCGGAGCTGAAAGCGGAGATCGAACGCATCTGGCCGGATGCGCGGGATGAAGTGTGGAGCGAGAAGGATGCCGCCGTGTTTACGGAGAAGGAGCTTGACCGTTACGGAAGCCAGGAGAAGTACGTTGAGGAACACGCCGCGAGAGCCCGAAAGGCCAGCAAGTGGGGCAAGGGGAAGAGTCCGTATCAGGCCCAGTCTTACAAGCTTGACCATATCAGCCGGATGGAGGCCGCTTATATTATCCTGCTTTCCCAGCAGGAGGATTATCAGGAGATGCTGCGCCTGAAAGGGTTTACGCAGGAAATACTGGAAGGGCTGGAGCAGTTTGCCGGGAGCGAGGTGATGGAGTTTTCCCGCGCCCTCCGGGAGAAGCTGAACGAACGCGGTCAGGAGGTGAAGGAGGTGACCGAGAGCCGTTACGGCGCCCCCTTCCCGCTGATAGAGAATTATTTCCGGGCGTTTTTCGACGTGGGCATTGAGGCGATTGACCAGTCCATCATGGACGCGGCTTCTTATGGGGACGCGGCCACGGGCGGGAAGTTCGGGCTTATCCACGCCCGGAAGAAACATCATGCCAGTCTTGATTTGAGTATTGACGTGCTGACGGCTTATTACGCCGCCATGAATGAACAGGATGTTTACCTGTATGGCTCGGAAATCAGCCGGGATATGCGCGCCCTTATTAATTACCGCGGCGAAAACGGGACGCGGGGCGCGCGCGTTCTGGAGAAGGTTATTGGACGGGACGCGCTTAATAAGCTGCTGGTCTGGTGCGATTCCTTCGACAAGGGGATGGCGGGGAACGTCCGCGGGTTTCTGGAGATGCAGAAGAGCCTGAACCGCATCAGTTCCGCGGCGGCCATTACCCTGCTGCCGGGCCGCGTGGGCACGTGGCTCAAGCAGTCCACCGCCCTGATTAACGCGGCTTTCAGCTCGGATGAGATTGATCCCCATGAATGGGCCGCCAGCATGGCCCGCATGGCGGCGGGCAAGCTGGCGCTTTCCCCGCGCGAGTTGATGAAGCGGGCCGCCCTGGACGCCAGAGACGCGACGGAGACGGCCGTCATCCGGGAGGCGATGAGCGCGGACGAGGCGGGCCGGGCCGCCTCCGGCGCATGGAAGAGGCTGAACGTGAAAGGGATGAACCTGCTGACCCAGACGGACGTCGGCCTGAATGCCGTGAGTTCCGCCATTCTTTATGACGCCGTTTACCGGAAGGAGATGAAGAGGAACCCCGGATTAAGCAGGGAGGAGGCGGACAGGCGCGCCATGATGGAGGTGGAGCTTTCCCTTTCCCGCAAGGCCCAGCCTATGACGCCCCAGCAGCGGTCCCTGGCGGCGCAGACGCGCTCCGTCTGGAATGTCGGCATGCTTTTCCTGGGGGGTGAGAGCATCAATACTTTTGCGGAGACTGTTGCCCTCTGGAAGCAGGGTGGGATGAAGAATAAGGCGAAGTCCGTCAGCATGTTTTACGCCCACGGCCTTCTGCTGGCGTCCATGAGCGCCATGCTTAATTTTTTCACGGATGATGAAAGGCGCCGCAAACGCCGGGAATGGTGGCACATTTTTATTGACGCTCTCCAGGGGCCCCTGCAGGGGATCCCCTTCTGGGGCGCGCTGGCGGGCGGAGCTGTCCGCGGCATGTCTTCCCTGTGCGGCTACCGCTATTACGAGGCTACCACTTCCCTTGTTCCGTTCGCTTCCTGGGATAACCTGGAACGGGCCGGAAAAGATCTCGCCAAACTTTTTGACGGGAAGGATAAAGATTGGGTGGATTTTCCGCTGGCTTTCATGGGCGCCCTGCGCATGGCCGCTTTCGGCGCGGCCCTGGGCGGAGCTTCCACACCTAAAGGGGCTAGGTTCAAAGCCGCCGCCTTTTCCGCCGCCGCTTTCGTCAACCTGACCGAGTTCCTCCTTCGCGCCATGAAAGGACTCCCTTTAAGATTGGATGGGAAGTGAGATTGATTTGAGCAACATCATTACTAATGATATTGCTCAAAATGGAGCAGACTTGGATAAGTGGGCTGGGAACCGGGAGCAGATAAATCCTTTAATCTAATAAATAGAAAAATGTTTTTCCGCCTGAAAAAAGACACATTCCATAGTTTAGTATTGCAAGCCATACAATGAATAGAAGCAAAGCAATGATAAAACAAGCCAGTGATTTTTCAGGATACTCTTCTTTGTAAAACTTAATTCCTTTTTTTATTGTGTTAGTAATATATTTAATAACATATAAAATAAATACTCCTAAACAGACAGATAGCCAAGCTGATTCAAACCAATCATAACTATTAGCATGCCCATGATAACCAAAAAAATAAAGAGCCATTAAAAAGAAAAACAATAATTCACCCAAGATAAAAAGAGTGATTTTTATTTTTTTTACATTAACCCTGTTACTCTCTGATTTTTTACTATTCAGAGATAAGTTTTTTCTGCCTGAATGCTCTCCCCAAAACAATTTTATGATGCCTCTTTGAATCAGAAAAGTAGGCAATAAGACAAGGAGCAAAACTCCCATGAAATCCAGAAAGGCAAGTGCTTGTATATCGTAACGAAACTGGCCAAAAAGAGAACCAGAGTGCATAGGGAGGGTTTCAAAGCCGGTCGCTATGTGAAAAATAGCCCAGAAAACACATACCAAAAGCCATGCAATAATAAAGAGTCCTGATGATGCGAAACAACCAGGTTTCTTTTTTTCTTCTGGAGTAGCAGAATCGTTCATAGACATGTCCGTACGCTATCCATTTTTTGGACAAAGAACAACAAAAAAGCCCCTGACCCGGAGGCCAAGGGCTGAACAGGAGCACTTTTCTGGGAGGATGCTACTGTACACGGCTGTAATGGCAATAAAAAACCGCCCGCGTTTCCCAACGTGGACGGCTAACGGAAAATAAAAAAAAGATGATTTACCTATAGCACATTTACCCGGTGCGTCAAGCTTTCTCCCACCTGTCCAGGGTTTCCACATAGATGCCGGAGATTTTACCGCCGTCCATGGGTTCGATGTCTCCGAAGTCGGGATTGAGTGGATGTAATACGTATTCCATTTTTCCGGTTTCCGGATTTTTTTTGCGGCCGAGCTTTTTCAGAGTAACCCCTCGTTCGTCGTTGTATTCTACGATAGTTCCAACCTTGGGGATGGGAGGGATGGTGTGCTTGCGCATGACCACCAGAGAGCCGTCAGGAATGACAGGCTCCATAGATTTTCCCTCCACTTGTAAGACGTATTCCCACTTGCCAACAGGGCGTTCTGTTTTAATATGATAGGGTATGTTGTCACCCGGCGTCAATGCGCCAGCAGCGATATTGCCAATGACCGGGACAGGCTGATCCAAGAAAGATGCAGCTGGTAATGGTTCTACCGGGTTAATCTTCTGGATGTCGGAAATTTTCTCATCTTCGTACCTATTTTGTTTCAACTTGGTTGCTTTTAAAACATCTCTTACAAAATCCTCTAAAATATTTAGCACATAGTCATTTATATCTTTTTTCGCTGCCTCCGCTTTTTCTCGAAGCATAGCCTCAAATTGATCTGGGAGATTAAGGCTAATATCCTCATTCCCTTCCATAAGTTTTTCAATAAGAGCAAGTTTTGCTGCTGGAATTCCTCTATCTGTGGAGAGCCAAGAATTTACGGCAGATCTCTTGACGAAACATTTTTCAGCAAGCCAATCGCGAGTAAGCCCCGCCTTTTTCATCCATTTCTTCACATCTTCTTTTGTTGGCGTCATGCGTTGATTTTGTGATATTTCTCACATTTGTCAATTCTATTTGCAGACAGGTTTTGTGATTTTTTCACATTTAATCCTTGACTGAATGTGAAAAAAATCATACTTAAAAATCATCACCCAGCGAAATGGTATGAAACTAGATACAAAAAAGGCCCCAGAAGAAGTGAAGAGCTGGTTCCGGAGAACTGAAGAGATTACTGGAATGAGCAAATCAGCCATCGTTACAGGAATTGTTATGGACATCCTTACGAAGTCCAAACAGAACCTTCCCCGCCCGAAGAACCCCAAGAAGCCGGCAGCATGAAGTACGGTCCCATCGAAGCAATCCTGGCTACTCCTGCAATGAAAGAAGAGTTGCAACAAAAAGGACGTATAGAAGTGCTCTGCTCCGAAGGTTTTCAAACACTTAGAGCAGGAAAAGCGCAAACTCCATTCTGGATGGATGGAATCTATGTGCGGGCTATTGCCTGTAATGAGAGAGCTACGGTAGTGCTACTGGAGGATGAAGAAAGGAAGTCCAGCAACATCGAACCTAAGAAGCCGGAAGCATGAACTCACCTCTCACTCAAAAGCCCTCTATCAAAGAGGAAGCGTCTTCCACTCGTAGTAATACGCCAGCGGTAGATGCCAGCAGGGTTGTAGCCTCCAGAGATCAAGTCGGATTTTACGGCTTTGGCAATAACGATATCCGTGAATTCCGTGTTCCAGTTGAGGCTTTGCGCAACTTCCGATTTACTCCACGGTTCATGATTCAGAGCAAAAAGGAGGAGCTTCTCCTGCGCCTCTCCGAGCTGTTTTTCTTTCTGCGTCGCCTGGAGTTGTGTCTTGTTGATCTCTGCTTGAAGGATTCTGTTGACCTGAAGAAGCTTTCTGTTCTGGCGGATGAGGTTACGGAACTCAAGGGTGTGGCGCGGGAAGCACTGGCTTATTTTCATAAAGCGGCGCAGTCGATTGAACCTCCTTTTCAGCCAAGCGGCAATGATTTTTCTGAATCGGTAGAGGAGAGTCAAGGCGACTGTGGAGCCAACTGTGATGCAGATTCCTTCAATGATGTTGGACCAACTAATTCCTCCGAACATGGAGGAGAATGTATCTGATAATCCTAAATCTTTCAAACCTAACAATGCTTATTGAATACGACAACGAAGATCGGTGCATCCGGGTGAATGGCGAATACGTCGCTATCCGGGAAGCGGAGGGCCTCAAGGACGAGCTGGAATTAGCGATTGACCAGTGGGAGGTGGATCACGCCGAGCAGTGCGATAACCCCGACGGACACTACGACGACTGAATTATGGAAGAAGATCTGATCGAAGAATTGAAGCTGCTCGGCTGGTACGAGCTTTAACAATGAAAATATTATGACCTACCCTGAATCAGAGTTTTACGACTGCAAGACTTTGGCCCTGATGTACGATTCCGACCGGGATGTGATCAAGAGGACCGTCCATGAGCTGAAGGACAAGGGGCATGTGATCGAGATCCTGTACTGGGGCAAGCAGGGGAAGATGAAGGTGCACGGCAAGCAGTTCCGCCGGGCGTTGCTTCGAGAATATGGAGAAGGAGGAGTGAGCAAATGAATACCTTTTTCAAGTTTTTGGGTGCCTGCTCCTTTGGTCTTTCCGCTGCGTGCCTGTTCTGGCTGGCGGTGGAGCTGGATAACGCCGAGCTGCAGGCCGGCAAGAGCCCGCATTCCGGGTTTTGCCCGGAGTCTCCCACACCCATGAAAGCTTTTGACGGTTTGGAAAAACCGTCCCGCTCCACGCGGATCGTGGAAAGCAATAACCAATAGATAGCATCATGAGCGAAGTAACTAAACGACAAGTGCCCGGAGATGTCTTTTTCGAAGGACTTTCCGAGATTAACGAAGGGGCTCTTTTGGAAGCCCTGGACACCAAGATGACCAGCCTTGTTTCCGCCGTGCTGGCAACCGGGAATAATGGATCCCTGACTCTTAAGCTGTCCGTGAAGCGCAAAGGCGGCGTGAATCAGGTGGTGATTGAGCCGAAGGTTACGGCCAGCATCCCGGATCCGACGATTGCCCCGCGCATTATGTTTGCCGATACCTCCGGCGCCCTGCATACGGACGACCCCGCCCAGGGGAAACTGGACCTGGATGCTCCTGTGAAGGTGACATTCCCGGCTGCTGCCGATGTTGATGCCGGAGTCCCCGCCAAGGTAGCTAAGCGCGCCTAAGTTCCCAACAACCACATAACAACATAAACATTATAGAATTAAATTATATGGATAACTTGAACGAAGAAACTCTGGCAGCCGTACGCGTGCAGGAAGTGGCGCATGGTCATGCCGCCGTCGTGCCGAATGGATATACCCTTTATCATCTGGATTGCCTGGGCAATACGCCCCCTCGCAAGGCCGGCAGTGTTCAGCTGCTGGACCTGGAAACGCTGGCAGATTTCGTGAAGGCGGAAGATGCCGAAAATGGCGTCAAGAGCGTGATTTACGTGAGCGACAGAGAAGTATGCGCCGTGCTCAATTATTATTCCCCCGATGGTAATGGATGGGGGGACCACCAAGCCACCATGCAGCTCAACAAGACGGTGGAGTGGGAGAATTGGACCAAATACGACGGACAGGGCATGAGCCAGAAGGATTTTGTAGAATTCCTCGAAGAGAACAGCAAGGACGTGATGAAGCCCACCCCGTCTGCAATGCTGACGCTGGCGAGCAAGTTCGACATGCACCGCAAGGTGGAGTTTAAGTCTGCCTACCGGGCATCCGACGGCGAAACGAAGCTGACTTACAACGAAACGGTGGATTCCAAGAGCGGCGAACTGAATGTGCCCACGGAGTTCACGATTGCGATTCCGGTTATCCGGGGGGCCGAAGGAGATACCACCTATGAAATCAAAGTTCGCCTTCGCGTCCGGTTGACTGATGGAAAACTGTTCTTCATCTATCAGCTTATCCGGGCAGATATTCCGGAACGCAATGCTATTAAGGATATTGCCGACAAGCTGGCAAAGGATCTGCCGGAGAACCGGATTCACCGCGGCGCCGTGTGCCTGTGTACGAAATCCTCCTTCACCGGAGAAATCGACCGATAGTGAGTTGGCCGGGGCCAGCGCCAACTGGTCCCCGGCCTGTTATCAATAACATGAATGTGAATACCAATAACATGAATACCCCTACAACAGAATCCCTGACTTTACAAGAGCAAGGACAGCAACTGTCCGTACTGGGAGCGTTTGCCAACAGTGAACAGTTCCAGATGGCGAAGCAGGCCGCCGAGATGCTTGCATCTTCCAGCATGGTGCCGACCACCTACCAGAATAACCCCGGTTCTTGCTTCATCGCCCTGAATACAGCCCTGCGGCTGCGGATGGACCCTTTGATGATCATGCAGAATCTTTACGTGGTTCAGAACCGCCCGTCCTGGTCCGGACAGTTTGCCATTGCTCTTGTGAATATCTGCCCGAAGTTTTCGGCGACTTGGTTCGAGTACCGTAATGAAGAGGATTTTCAGAAGGGGGTGAGAATGTGTGCCCAGCTGAAAACGGGGCAGAATGTTTACGGAACCTGGATTACCCCGGAGATGGTGAAGGCCGAAGGATGGGGGAAGAAGTGGCAGACGATGCCAGAACAGATGTACAAGTACCGTGCTGCGGCTTTTTTCGCCCGGACGAATTGCCCGGAAGCGTTGCTGGGCTTGAGCGTGGAGGGGGAAGCGGAGGACATGGCCGGCAAGAGCCAGCCGGATATTAAGCCGCCCCTGTTCAAGTCCAGGGAGATGCCCAAGGATGACGTTGTTGAAGCCGAGAAGGTTGCTGACCCCCCGCGGCAGCTGGGAGACGCGGAGGTTCCCGGCAAAGGCGACGTAGAAGTTCCCCCGCCCCATATCCGGCTGATGGAGGCTCTTTCCTGTACGGAAGAGCAACTGAACGCAGCCATTGCGAAGGCCAGCGGCAACAAGGTGAAGAGCTGGCATGAGATGAATGCTGCCCAGATGGAAAAGCTGGCGGCCAATCCTGACAAGCTGCAACCCTTTATCGGATAGGAAGGAGACGACAACATGACCGATACTGTTGAAGATGTACGTAAAGGGCTGCCCTCCGCGTCCGCGTTTGGACGGCTGGCTTTATGCCCCGGCTCGTTTACGATGGAGAAGTCCTGTCCCGACGAGAGTTCCGAGGCTGCCGCAGAAGGCACGCTGTTGCACCGCTATATGGAGTATCTTCTTTTGAAGGATGATGCAGCCGAAGAAGGAATGGAGTTTTCCTGGCATGATTTTCTGAATAGCCGGGAGTATGAGTCTGCCGAGCTGAATCATGAGCAGGTGGAGCTTTGTGGACGTGCTCTGCGTCTGCTGAATGGTGTGAAAGAGAAGATCCTGGATTATCCCGATGCTTTTTTTTCTCTTGTATCCACCGAAGAACGCCGTTTCTTGTCCGACTGGATTGAAGGGGGCGAGTATTCCGGACAGTGGGACGCACTGTTCAGAGTTGGGTCGGATCTTCTGGTACTGGATTGGAAGTTTGGCCGCGTGGCTGTGGATTCCGCCGAGGCGAACCGTCAGCTTGAAGCCCTGGTTCCGCTGGCGGCTCAAAAAGCCAATGAAGAGGGGATTATTTACAATGGCATTTACGCGGCTATCATCCAGCCACGGGTGGCTGGTCCGGCATCTGTTACGTTTTACGATGACGAGGCGATTAGCCAGGCCGAACAGGATTCTCTTGCTGTCGCCAGGGCAGCTATGGACCCGGACGCCCCGCGCTATTGCAGCGAGGCCGCCTGCCGGTATTGCCGGGCCAAGGCGGTGTGCCATGAGGCCGCGTCCATGGTGGAACAGGCTTCCCTGATCGCTACGGACCGGGATAAGTGGGAGCTGTTTTCCCCTGCCGAGAAGGTTCAGGCTTACCGCCTGGCGAAGACGGCAAAGAAATGGGCGGCGGCTGTGGATTACCGGTTTGAACAGGATGTGGCCGCCGGCCTGATTCCCGGTTTTGAGATGGCGCCCGGACGCACCAGTTTCACGGTGACGGATCCTTCCGGGGCGTTTTCCGCGTTGAATGCCGTGTTCCCGGACGAGGTGACGGCGGAAGCGTTTGCCGGGTGCTGCAAGGTCGGCATCACGGAATTGGACAGACTGTTTCACGCGGCCCGTAAAGCGGCGGATCCGAAGGCGACCACGAAGGCCAGCCGCGAATGGCTGCGGCAGCTGCTGGCGAAGTATGGCGAATCGAAAACCACAAAGGGTTCCGTGAAGGAAGTGGAAGGAGGTGCGGCATGATGACCACGCTGACCATTACCTTGCCCCACACGCCGCGGTGTTTGTCTCCCAATGCCAAGGCCCCTCTCACGCAGAGGGGGGCCATTGTGGCCGGTTACAAGAAGACGGCTGCCAAGAGCCGCGCCCGGAATATAGCCTGGGGCAGGACTTGTGAAGCCCTGAATGGCCGGAGGATGCAACCGACGCATTACCGGGTGGTCTGGTTTTACAAGGGTAATAAGCCGGACGCGGATAATTGCCTGGCACGCTGCAAGGCGTATCTGGACGGGGCCTGCAAAGCCATGGGGATTGACGACCGGACGCTGGACTGCGCCGGGATTGACCGGATTCATGACTTGGGCCGCGCCGGACAAGTGGAAATCGTGTTTGAAAGGAGGGACGATGAAAACGCTTAGATGCCCGCTGTGCGGAGGAAGTTTTGAACTATTTGAAGAAGGGGCGAATATCTACCTTTACCAGTGCTTAGATTGTCCTTTAGCTTCGTCGGTATCTTATACAGAAAAAGGTGCATTAGAAAATGCAAAGGAACTTATCTCCAAGTTCCCGCCTATCATGCGGTTAAATCAAGGTGATAACGTCCTGATATGGCTAAGTGATGACATATATACAGTGCTTGGTACGGATTTAGAAGCTGGAAAAATACATCTCCAAGACGTGTATGGTGATGCAGATAGTTACTATCCTACCAACATCAAAAAATGGCCGTGGGAATTCGAACAGAAAGGAGGGGAATCATGAAATACCTCTTTGAAATGCCAGCCCGTGACCCTGCACGGAAACCCTATGCCGCGGGATTGTCCCCGGAAGCGGATTCCTGGGCCAAGGCCAACAAGCACCGCATCGGTACGCGTCTTTCTTGGTGTAGGCCGCGGTATTCCGCTTTTATCGGGGATGCCGATATGCTTGCGGAGCTGTGCAACTTGTATGATGACTATGGGCTTATTACCTATGGCAACACCAAGGGCGCCGCCGTCCAGCAACTTTACAACAATCTCCAAATGCGGAAAGCCACCGTGGAAGACGCCCTGCGGTTTTTGCTGGGCCACCTGCAAGATCCGAAAGATGCCAAAAAATACGCTGCGACTTTTGGTCTTGAAGAGGCGGCGGACGGAAAGGAGGAACTATGAACACGAGAGCACCCCGTAAAAGGGCTCTGGCCCGGTATATTGGAGGCAAAAACCGCATTGCCCCCTGGATTATCAGCTTTTTTCCGGCTCATAAAATCTACGTTGAACCGTTCGGAGGTTCCGGTGCGGTGTTGCTGAATAAGCAGCCCGCCTGGATGGAGGTCTATAACGACCTTTATGACCGGATTGTGAACTTTTTTGAAGTGTTACGTGATCCAGAAAAATCTGAACGGCTGGCCAGCCTGTTGGAATTGACGCCCTACGCTCAAACGGCCTATGACCGGTCATTTGAAATCGCTGAAGACCCCGTGGAAGATGCTCTCCGCTTTGCCGTCAATAGTATGATGAGCTACGGCGGAGGAATCCACAAACCAGGTTTCAAGCGCAATGGCTTACTTCGCACAACACCCTATCCGCAGACATGGCGGGAATATCCCGACGTAGTGCGGGAATGCGCGGCGGAACTCCGGCGCCGGAACATTGAGATCAACAACATGGACGCCCTGCAGGTCATGTCCCGGTACGATACGCCGGAAACGCTACATTACGTTGACCCGCCCTATGTGCAGTCTTCGCGCAGTAGCCGCATGAGGTACGCCCACGAGTACGACCACCAAGACCATGAACGGCTTCTTGTCTTTTTGAAGACCTTGAAAGGCAAAGTAGTTCTGTCCGGCTACGATTCTGAATTGTACGCCCGGCATCTGGAAGGGTGGAGGAAGGAGTGCAAGGTGGCTCATGACACCGAGGGCGGCAAGAAGATTGAATGCCTGTGGATGAATTACAACCCCCAACTGACGCTTTTTTGATATGCCCAATAGAATAATCAGAGAAGGAATTATCACCAGCGAAGCGGTCAATTCCCTGAACTGGGAAGCCGAAATATTTTATCGCCGCTTGCTCTCTGTTGTGGACGATTTCGGGCGTTTCGATGCCCGACCGTCTGTCCTGCGTTCTGCCCTGTATCCCCTAAAGCTCGACTCTATGAGGGAGGATTCCGTTCAACGTTGCCTCAAATCCTGTGAGGTGGCCCGGCTCGTCGTCCTGTACTCCGTCAATGGAAAGGAATATCTGGAAGTGACCAACTTCCGACAGCAGGTGCGGAGCAAGAAGAGCAAATACCCTGCACCTGATGAACATATGCGTATCAGGTGTACAGTAGATGCTAATCATGTTATAAGCAAAATTGAAGAAAATAACTCTATCAGAGAGTTACAAGAATTGCATAGCACATGCGCATCAAATGCACAGCATATGCACACTAAGACGGAGACGAAGACGGAGACGGAAACGAATAAACAAGAAAATAATGCAGGGGGAGATAACACGGTGGTTTGTAGCGAGCCGCCCACTGCTCCTGTGCTGCCTGCCCAGTCTTTCCCGAACCGGGAACGCCTGAACGACGTCCGGGGGATGCGCTGCGCCGACAATCACGCGGATATGGGGGCTTCTCCCGGCGCCGCCAGGTTCATGGCTGCCTGTTTGGAAATCAACCCTTCATGGTCCCGGACAATGCCAACTGCCATTGAGCAGGCAGCCGCGCTTGAGGCTTACTGTTCCGCACAGGGCCGGGTGACGCCGCGGGATATGGAGATGTTGAGGGATTATTACGCGTCAGGACTGACGGAGGACTGCAAGAAGAAAGCTTTTTGGAGGCCGGACAGCCGCAAGAAGTTTTGGGAGTGCTTCGGGGATGTGCTCACCCACGCGGAACGCTGGGCCAAAGAGACACGCTGGAAGCCGGCATCCGCTCGGAAGAAGCTGAAAACAGAACAAACCCCGCAACAGCCGGAAGGGCCCGTTGTGGACGTCGTGGACGCCGCAGCAGAAATTGCATCTCTACGGGAGGAAATGGGAATAGGAGGTGACGAATGAAGCAGGAATATAAGAATCTATTGAGGAACATTATACACCGGAAGGTGAGTCCGTCGCAGCTGCTTATTCTGATGGAAATCCGAGACCATCCGGGCAGGATGTCGCGGGAGATTGCCACCCGTTGCCATTTGGATCCCAGTAATGTGTCTCACCGGTTGGATTACCTGGTACAGTCCGGCGACGTGATCAGAACCGGCACACGGCCTTGCGTGTTTTATATCAGCAGGCAGGGACGTGATTTTTTAGAAAGCTTTGAATACTCAAAGTCAACAGGTTGATTCATCCGGCAAGAAGTATTGATTCTCACCAAATTGACGCGCTGAAAACCAGGAGGGTAAAATATTGATATGAGAAGGAAGGATAACAAAACCAAAGTGACCGAGAAGAAGAAGGAGTTTGCGAGGCTTCTGGTCGCGGAGAAGTTGTCCAAAGCGGACGCCTATCGTAAGGCATACAATCGCAAGGACATGAGTAACGATGCAGCCAGTAAGGCAGCTTCCCGTTTGTCCAAAGATGATGAAGTTTTGCGAATGATTGACGAATTAAACGCCCAGCTGAACAAATCAGCCGTGCTGACCAGGCAGCAGCGCATGGAATGGCTGTCCCGCGTGGTGACGACTCCCATCGGCAATGTTGATAGCGCATCCGATCTCTGCCAGGAGGTTTCCATGGACGAAACCGGAGCGAAATTTAAGATGCCCTCAAAAATTGCCGCTATTGCCGAGCTTAACAAGATGGATGGCGCATACACTCCGCAGAAGATGGAAGTGGATGCGGGCGAGAAGTTTATGGCTATCCTGTCCTCCCTGCCTTTTGATCCTCCCGTGAAGCAGGGATAAAAACATTGATTCTCGCCAACTTGCATTTCCCGTGTTTTGTGGCTCATGATTGAGCCATGTTAAATTTCCTGGGAATGACACGCCATTTGTCCACGACGGCAGGCTATGCCAAGCGCATAGGCTGGCTTTTGTTCGAGGATGTGACGCAATCTCCGTTCCCGGTAACAGGAGTTTCTTTCACAGGTGTGGTGAAAACGGAACAGGGAGATCTGCCTATTGCGATTGAACACGGCGAGCAAGAGCATTGTTTGGCGCTTACTATCCCTGCCCTGCCTGTTGGACGCTGGCCATATGCCGTCCACGCACAAGACGAGTCCGGAGAGGATTTGAGGCTGTTTTCCGGTTATATTGGAGCCGTGGATTCCGTGGCTCCTATTGAGTCGTCCACGGTGTACGATATTCCCGTAATGGGTATTACGATACCTATTGAGGCAAGTAAGACGATCAAGGCCCAGTGGCTGTCCAACACGGCCTCCATTATCGCGGCCCAACAGGCGCAACAGAATGCCAACACATCCTCCACCAATGCGGAAACGGCGAGCCAGGCAGCCAAGACGGCAACAGACGCGGCAGCCACCGCTGCAGGACGGGCCGAAGAGGCGGAAGGCTATGCAGGGTCTGCCTGGGCCTCTAAAAGGGCTGCCGCCGATTCCGCGTCCGCTGCCGGCACATCCGCAGCTAACGCAGCCCGTGACGCTAAGAGTGCCAATGACGCGAAAACGGATGTGGAGTCGTTGGCTACCACCTGGCCGGAAACGGTCAGCGACGGGGAGAAGAAGATTATTGAAGCCAGGAATGAGGCTGTTACTGCCATTCAGGACAAGCAAGCGGCGGCCGTGCTTGCCGTAGGTCGTGCCTCACAGACCGCGCAGCAGAATATAGCCAGCGCGCAAAGTACCGCTGTTCAAGCCGTCCAGACAGCACAGACGGAAGCGGTGGGAGCGGTTACACCACTTGTCCAGCGCGCCGAAACCGCCAAAGATGACATTGACCAGGCGGAGAGGCGTATCAATACGGCTGCCGATAATGCCGCAACTTCTGCCACCAGCGCAGCCAACGCCGCGACGGCGGCCCAGCAGGCCCTTGAGGCCATGCCGCAGGTGGACGCATCCGGCAACATGACGCTGGCCGGAGGTCTTACGGCGGCGGGGGCTATTAACGCCAACGGCGGCGTCAACATCCCGCTGGCTGTGGGCGCGCCGACGGATACGTCAGCGGTCAATCGCCTGCATGCCGCAGGCTTGGCCGGAGTGACGGACATTTTTTCCCAGCACGCCTACCTCAACACGGGCAGCATTACGGCGACAGGGACGGCGGCAACTACCGCTTTCATTCCCGGCCAGTATGCGCAGGTTAGAGTGCCTGCCGGGACTCACAGCACGATTGTCTTTCCCTTCACAGGGCCTAACGGTCAACATAATTATTCCAACTTTGCGGGATTCTCCATTCCGTGGCGCATACTCGGCGCAGGCAAAATTACCATAGGCATCGGACGAGGCAGCAAAACGACAAGATCTGATTTAACGCTGGATTCTTACAGCGTCATCCCCGGTAACAATCTGGCCCACAACAGCGGCGAAATTCTGGACATTACCTTTGATAATATCAGAGACACACAGCGCAACGGCTATACGGTGCGAGTGCGTGAGATTTACGCGCTGACAGCCGCAGATGGCTGGAAAGTGAAAACCACAACCAGCTTTATTCCGGCCTCCCATAACGAGCCTATACCTTCAATCGTTAATAAAATTATCTATCATCAACGAACCCAGTACAAATTCGAGAGCGAATATATTTCGTACGGCAGCCTCTATTTGCTGACGGGCGGAGGGCAGACGGTGCAGCTGCATAAAATTGCGGCGGTGCGCGGCGTTAATGCCTTTGAAACGGGCGTAGGGATTAGTTCGATAGTTACTGATTTGCCGGGGAACGCGAGCGGGGATGTGTACATGCAGGTGGGGTCTGCGGTGCGCACCCTCTACCAGCCCGGCAACATCAATCCCGTTTATTACGCGCTGGAAGCATTGGCAAGAAACGATATTGAATCCGAAGAAACGGCGGATTTTGTGGACATTAACATACCTCTCTAATGATGAACGACGCAGAAATACAAATTCAGTTTCCGAAGCCTGGAACATGGCAGGAATTCACTCTGACAGCTGTCTATCAGGACGCGGAAGGGTACACCCGCATAGACCGCTATACGCAGGACGAAATTCCAGCGGATCAGGCCCTGGCCATGCAGGCGGTAGTGTCCGCTCTGGTTGAACTGGCGGAACCGTGGCAGGCGGTGCAGGTGTGGGCGCGGTTAGGTATTACTATGACGTATGATGTAGCGAATGATCGTAGCGAATACGTTTTTGCCGTGGAACTGACCGTTGAGGCCGTCAATCCGCAGGGCGGGCGCAGGGTGTTCACTTCCCGTGATTACCCGGAGTTCGTCATTACCGATCCCGCCGCCGTGGAGTTTTTCAAGCATTTCACTACTAAATAATATGAGCACGAATAAAGAAAAAGTGAGTTGGCTGACTGGTCTCCTGACCGGTTGGGGTATCAAAGAGAGTTGGGCAAAAGTCATCGCCGGAGCTGTGATTGGGGCCCTGGTTGCTGCGGGGATTCTGACGCAACCCGGCTGCGGTCATTCCGTGGACGTGACGCCGGAAAAGACGGTGGTCTGTAAGGACGGCTCCTGCCTCGTCATTGAGCAGGGGCATATTTCCTATTCCCAGGCCCAGCCTGTTACGGACGTTCCTCCCGTTGTTCAGATCGTACCTTCCAAGAAATAAGACCATGTGCAAACCCCTCAAGGAATATCTGGGAGTGATCCGCGATTATACGCGTGAGATCGTCACTTTCGGCGGTTTTGTGATAGCCGTGTTCATCTACCTGGATTTCCGCGAGGTGGTGAAAGAACAGGCTACCAATGCGGCCCATACGGCGGAGATCCTGCGGACGATGGATACCCGTCTCCAGCATTTGGAGAATTACCACCAGCAACAGCTTAAACAGCGAGATTAATTCCAACTGTAAAGTTTTTCTTACAAGTTCCCTTTAGTTAATAATCAATAGTTTACAATATGAATCCTACAGAAAGAAAGATGGCCGCGGCTATCCTCCGGTTTGAAGACAGCCGCGTCACCGGGCCGGATTCCCTGCGCGTTTCCCGCCTTCCCGCCGCCGACAAGGGAGGCAAGTGGGAGATTTGCGGCATTTGCGACGGCATTGAACCGGCCGTGTTTAACAGATTGAAGGCCCTGTTGGATGCCGGAAGGCGTGAAGATGCCTGGGAAGGTTGTCTCCAGTACGTCCTGGATAATACCGCCGCCGTGCGTTCCTGGCTGGGTTCCGACGCTTTTCCGGCCACGGAGTTTATGTTGCGTGACCATTTTTTCAATTCCGGGAGCAGGAATACCGGGAAGATTTTGCAGCGCGCGCTGAACATTCACGGCGCCGGGCTTGTGGTGGACGGGATTGTCGGCCCCAGGACCCGGCAGGAGTTGCAGGACCAGCTGGCCGCCACGGGTGAAGCGGTGTTCCTTATCGCTCTGCAGGAGAAGCGTCAGGCGTTTTACCGCTCTTGCAAGCAGTTTCCTGTGTTCGGGAAGGGCTGGCTGAACCGCTGCGACGATGCGTTCAGCATGGCGCAGGAGCTTGTTTAATCCTTAAATCTCTATTCGTTCATGGCATTATTTCCCAGGCTTCGCGGCAAGGTGAAAGAGGCGGTCCAGATATTGGTTTCTCCGTTTGCTGATCATAAATTCAAGCACTGGCCAGCCTCCGAACTTGACCCGGAATCCCTGAAATCTCTGAAAGAGTCCATTGCTTCCGGGCGGCTGGACCGGCAGGAACAGCTCTTTATGGCTATGCTGGAAAAATGGCCGCGTCTCCGGAAGAATCTTGGGGAAATAGCAAACGCCGTTGCCCGCATGGAATGGACAGTCATGCCCTGGACGGAAAAAGGACAGCAACCGACCCCGGAAGCGCAGGAAATGGCGGAGCTTGTCGAATCCGCCTTCTGGCGGTCAGAACCGGAACCGGACACGGTAGAGCAGGGAGCAGACGATTTGCTCAAATCCCTGACCTATATGCTTACTTGCGGCAACACCGTTCATCAAATCAAATGGGCGTCGGATGATATCATCTACCCCCGCTGTTACGAGCCTCTTTCCGCTCAATTTTACGCATGGGAATATAACTACGGCAGGAAGGATCGTTTGCTCCTTTTCCGCAACGGCCTGGAAAACGACCTGGAAGGAGAAGAATTTCCCCCGGACAAGTTCCTGATTGGGCTGAATAAGGCCGACGTGTTCCACCCTATTTTTGGCGCCAAGCTCCGGTGTCTTGTGGGATGGTTCGGAGCCGCCTGTTACGGGTTGCCCTGGCTGATGACGTTTTGCGAGCTTTTCGGCATCCCTTTCCGGACGGCTAAAGTCAGGGGTGACGAAAAAGCAAAAACGGAGGCGGCGGAAATGCTGCAAAACCTTGGTTCCGGGGGATGGGCCGTCACAACGCAGAATATGGAGTTTCAGCTTCATGACGCCGTAAAGGGAGCCAACGGGCTGCCCCAGGCGGATTTGATCAAACTGGCGGACGAACAATGCGACAACCTGATCCTGGGACAAACGTTGACCAGTTCCAAGGGGGACGGAGGGGCGTATGCCCTTGGCAAAGTGCATGCCGGTATCCGCAAAGAGGTCATTGAAGACGCGGGGCAGGCCGTGGCGAATATTCTCAATTCCCAACTCATTCCTGCCATCATCCACTTGAATTACGGGCATATTCCTTCCCGTCTCCCTCAATTTGTTCCCTCTATCCGCGGCATTGACGCAGAAGCCCTGGAAACGGTTGCCAAAGCGGCGGAAATCATGGATGTAGGAGAAGAATTCGCCCGCACCATCGTCAAGATACCCAAGCCGCGTTCCGGCGAGCCTGTCTTGAGAAAAGCCCCGTCTATCGGTTCCGCTCCGGGCCAATACGGGGATGCCGTTGAAGCCGCTGCCTCCGAGGGAAAAAACTAGCTCCGCTCGCCCTGGCCGTCGAGTTGGAGCAGGACGCGGAAAAGGCCGCAGAAGAAATTTTACAGGCGTGGGCCGAGCCATGCGCTGATTTTGTCCGGGAATTGATCGGCAAAGCCCGTTCCGGGCTTTCTGATCATGAATTTCGGGCGGAACTGGCCGCTGTGCTTGCCCGCCTTCCGGAAATGGACCTCACCAATGATGATTTGCTGCAGGAAGCCCTGTGGGACGCCAGCGCGGAAGCTTACCGGAAGGGGTGGGAAATCAATCGGATTGAAGACGAGATATGAACCTGACGATCGACTTGAACGGTGTTGACCCGGTAATTGCAGAAGTGAAAAAAATAGCAGCTCCGGAAAGTTTGGCGAAAGCCAATGAACGCATGGGGGAGGGAGTGAAAAGCTGGCTTTCGTCCTGGTACAGGAACAAGGCGGAATCCGGACACTTTGAAAACACGTCCCTGCCGACCCACGGGCCTGGAAGGAAGAAAACCGGGTGGGCCAACGACATTGCCCGAAACTGGTTTGCCGAGACGACGGCGGACGGTGCCCGCATCTACCTCACCGGGCAGGCAGGGGAGGGGAACGGGGGGGAACCTCTAGACCTTGCACAATCCCTGTTATTGAAAATCTACGGCGGCACGGTGACGGCCAAGCGGGCCCAGGCGCTGACCATTCCTGTCATTCCGGAGGCGCACGGCGTTCGCGCTGGCGCTTACGCCTCTATGACGGGCCGCAAACTTTTCACTCTTCGTAAAAGCATCCTCAACCTTCGCAACAGCATGACCGGCTCCGGATTGGAGCCGGGCTGCCTTTTTGAATCGGACGGGCATGGCGGAGTCAGGGCCGTCTATAAGCTCAAGAAGTCGCAGATCTTTGCGCCATGGCCGGAGGCTTTTCCGGATATGGAAGAACTTACGGGCATAGCATTCAAACACTTCATGGATGCCATGCTTGATGACGGGGGAGGTTCCGAAGACTGGATAAATTGACTAGGAGAGCTAAGCTGAAAGACGGTGTAAAATAAACCGCCGCAGAGGGGAAACTGCGGCGGAGTAGAAAAAAGATTTGTTATAGAAATAGTTTTATTTCTTTTTTAAAATATAATGTTCGGATAAGATTCCTTGATTAATTGATCCTTCTTTGTCTGACAACATTAATTTACTACCATCAAGTATTTTATAATAAGATTTTTCATTAGAAGAGGTTAGAGATAATTCAATCAAGTTTCCATTTATCAAATTATAATGACCTTTTGATTCGAAAGTTGCGCTTTTTTCTCCTTCTCCTATATATTCGCTCCTCAGTATATAAGTTTTATCCTTATTTAATGTCAGTGTCGTCTTTATACCTTCACAATCGGCAGCGGGAAGAGTTCCTTCATAAGTGCCGTAAAAATTAGAATTTTCCGACTTGTTTTCTATTTTTGTTCCATCGTTTTCAATTTGATCATGATTCTCTTGAGGAGCATTGCAACCGGTTATGACAACTAAACATGTGGCCCATAAAAAAATCATTTTCATGGTAAGTACCTTTCTTTTTTAATTAGTGTTTTTTCTTAATTCAATAGAGCAGGGACTGAGAAATCAATTCTCTCCCAATACCGTTATAATATTACGTAAAACTTTGGGAGGTGGCAAGATATTATTCTCGGCCAGCCGGGATTTTATTCCTGATCGTTACGGCTTGAATATTTTGTAGCCCATTTTGCGTCTATTGCCCCATACCTCCACTGTGCCTCATCATGGGGGCATGAGTACGCTGATAACGACGGTAGCCGGCAACCACGGCAAGGCTCCCATGGCTATCCTGTGGGCCCCCAAAGGAGAACATACTATTAAATGCTCGCTCAACGGCCAGCCGGGAACGTGTGTGGTGCGGGTAACGTCCGACTGCGTTCCCCGGCTCAATGCCGACCTGGAAGCCAAGCTATCCAGCAACGTCAAACCGGTCGGGCTCTATGATCATGAGATGGGGCCCGCCTCTTACAAGCCGGGACGGTTTGTGTGGAACGAGGAAAAAGGCGTTGTGTTGGAACTGGAAGGATGGACGGAGAAGGGAAGAACGGACGTGGAAGGCGGCAATTACGGCTATCACAGCCCCCGCTTCCGGCGCGACAAGGGAACCGGGGAAATCCTCGGCCTGTTGCCGGAATCCATAGAAGTAGGTTCCTTGGTCAATGACCCCGCATTTGACGACATCGAACGCATTGCCGCCAGCCGAATGGAGGGCGACGTAGCCCATTTTGACGACGTTGAAGACCCCGGGAAACCGGGCGACAATAGAGACCTTGAGAAGCCCAAGGAGGGCCTCGACCAGCAAGACAACCATACAACCAACCGAGACATGGACATCACTAAACTCGTTGCCCTCGGCATTTTGACCGAGGAAGAAGCCAAGGCTGAAAATGCCGAGGCTATCGTGTTGGAGCGCATCAAGGCCCTGCAGGACAAAGGCAAGGCCAGCTCCGACGAATTGGAAGCAAGCAAGAAGGAGCTGGCGAAATGCCAGGAAGAAATTGCCGCATCCAGGAAGCAGGTGAAGGAACGCGCCGTCCAGGACGTTGCCGATGCCATTGCTGCGGGCAAAATCGCCCCGAAGGATGAAGCATCCAAGACCTTTTGGGAACGAGCCCTGACGGAAGACTATATTGCCGCCAGCAAGCAGTTGAACGCCCTGCCGAAAAATCCCGCATTCGATGACGTGAATGCCGGCAAGCCGGAAGGCTCCCCAAAAGAACCCGTCACGGGAACCGCGGCTCTTCGCAGCTCCTTTGAAACCGAACTCAATAACCTGAACAAGTAATATGCCCGCGAAAGAATTTATGACCCTGCTGGACGTGCTTCAGCAGGAAGGAACAGGATCTATCAAGGCCCTTGACGCAGTCCGTTCTGTTGGACTTGCATCCCCGGAAGTAACCGCGTTTCCCGTTACCGTTATTGACGGAACGCAGTACGAAATCAATATGCCCACCGGCATTCCCCGTTTCGGGTTTCGTCCGGCCAATGCCGGAGCCAAGAACCTGACGACCGAATACACCAATAAAACCGTTAAGTGTTACTACATTGACGGACCTATTGCGGTGGACAAGGCCGTTGTCACCAGCTCCGCCAGGGGGGCGCAGCTGCTCACCAAGGAAACCCGAAGCGTTACGTTGGGTGCCATGGCCTCCATTGCCCTGCAGATGTGGTACAGGCTTCCGGAACAGGAAAATGTGTTCCCGGCTATTTCTGAACAGATGGGGGATTATATGACCATTTCCGCGGATCCTTCCAAGCAGGAAGACTCGGAAGCCAACCGCGCCGACAACTCCGGAGCTTCCGCTTACCTGGTCATTTTGGGTGACGACTTCCTGCACTCCATATGGGGGAACAAGAAGACGCTTTCCATGTCTCCGGTGCAGGAAGAGACCGTAGCCAGGAATACGGAAGACGGGGAATCAGGAACAATGAGGGCCTATACTTCCCGTTTGGAAGGCTGGACGGGCATTGCCGTGGAATCTCCGTTTTCCGTGGCCCGCATCAAGAACATCAGCGCCCAGCATCCCTTGACGGACAAACTTGTCGCCAAGGCGAAGAGCCTGTTTCCTGCGGCCTTGCGCGGCATGATTTCCTATGTGGTTATGAACGGCAATGTGAAATTGCTGTTGCAGGAATCCAGAACCCTTACGCCTGCCACCGGAAACGGCGGAACGGGCATGATCGCCCCTGAACCCGATTCCGTGATGGGAATCAAGATTCTGGAAGTGGATTCCCTGCTTGATGACGAATCACTGTCCAGTGTCCGCGCCGCATTTGCGGAAGACTTTTTCCGCGCCCGTCGCAACTCCCTTGCCCTCAAAAATTAACCTTTTATCCGCAGAAAGGAGAAACACACCACATGATGAAGAATATGTACCGCAATGACGAAGCGCTTACGATCCGTCTGAAGATGCCGGGAACCGGAAAGACGGTAACGTCTGCCCCGATTCATATCGGACAGAAAGGAGGCATCGACAGCGCTGTCATTTCATTGAAGCACGAAGAGCTTCCCGCGCTGGCCGCCGGCAAGACGATGACCCTCACCGTCGAATCGTCCGAGGACGGTGATGCCTGGACGGAACTGGATTCCCCGAAGCTGGTTGCGACGGGGGGTGAGAGCAATGGTTCCGGCTCCGGAGAAGTGTTCATGCGCGTTCCGTTGGAGGCCGGCCCCTGGCTGCGCCTGAAAATCGCAGCTGAAACGTCCGCAGGCGACAGCACGGCACAGGAAGCCGTCCTTGCCGTCAAGGTATAACCTTATTGAAACAATGGCCCTCGTAAGGATTACTCCGGAAGCGGTTGCCCGCTATTGCCAGGACAAGGAAATTACTTCCATTGCCCGGGACAAAATCAGCGACATCATCCGCGAGGTCTGCAACGAGGTGGCGGCTGCAGTCAACTCCTGCCCCAGAAATGCCAGGATTGCGATGGATTCCAGTTCCGTTCCCGCGGAGTTGGTATTCACCACCTGCATTCTGGTGCGGGATGCCGTCACCAGCTCCGTGCCAGGTTCAAGCGAATCCCTGCAGGGGACGGCGCGGGCGGCTCAATATCAGGATGCCCGCGCGAAACTCCGCGCCGTGGCTGCCTGTGAAGTCGAGTTTGCCCCCTACGATGGGCACCAGCCCAGCGACGTCATTTACGGAGGGCCGAAACACCAGGATTGGAGCAATCCGATATGAAGAAAACCCTGAAGAAGTCGCCTGTCATTGCATTTGCGGAAGTCCTCTGTCAGCGGGCCGTGGAAATTTGCTCCGCGGCCAACAACGGGGAAGACCCGGAAATCATTATTAAGGCATGGGACGGTTCCTTTGAGGAAGAAATCAAGAGGGTGACCGGTTCCCTGGAAACCGTCATCGTCATGGAGCGTCCGGAAATTGTTCCGGACAAGTTGAGCAGGAGCGGCAAAAGCACGGCCAGATGGCACGTCACCGTGGAGAGCAACCCGCTTCTGGACGGTGACGGCTGGGACGCCGACGACCTTGCCGACATCATCCAGGAGGGCTTTCACAAGTGGCGCCGCAACCATGCCCGGCTGATGATGACGGAGGTAATCGTTACCAGCTCCAAGCCGGCTCTCGCCAAAATCCTGAAAAAGTCCATCGTCCTGACGATGGAAACAACCCTGATTATCAAACATGGCAACTAAACCCACCACCGCCGCGGCCCAGGAGGCCGCTACTGCTCCGGCGCCCCGCATCGTCAAATGCCGGGTGGCCGTCAACAAGCTGGAACTCCCTCACGGCATCGCCGCGCGGGGAAAAATCGTCCACATCCCGGAAGACGTGTACAAAGTCCACGCCGACGCCGGGAAAGTGACCTTTATTGACTACGTAAGAAGCTAACAACCATGTCAGAACTCTACAACAAGGAAATGCTGGTCGGCACCTTTCTCGACCTGTGCCCGTTCGGAACGACAGTCACGGCCGGAAGCGGCACGGACACGGTGGACGAGCAATTCAAGCCGGCGAAGGACTCCGACGCCTGGATGATGGCCAACGAAGTCATCGACTACAAAATCACGCCGACCACGGAAGACGACGCCCGCACGGTATTTTCCCGCGACACGACCTCCTATGTGACGCGGAAGAACACCAAAGTGACGGGCAACACCATCGAGATTAACTCCACGGAGGTTAATCCGGTCTGCTGGCAGGTGATTTACCAGTGCGACAGGCTGGAAGCCGGGAAGGAAGTGCAGCCCTTTTCCCGGAACATCTACGGGCAAAAGGTATGGGCGCGCCTCACCAAATACCAGGAAGACAAAAAAGAAATGATGGTCCTGGAAGTCGCGGCGCTGCTCAAGGTGGAAATCCCCACGGAAAACAACAAGCTGATCACGCCGAAATTGACGCTTGAAGTGATACCGTCCTCCCTGAATTCCCTGACGCCCACGGAAGAAATCGCCTTCCCGGCCTCCGCCGGGGCATGACAGCCGGAGCCGCCCCTCTGTTTGCATGGGGAGGGGCGGCCCCTGTTTCCCCCCACCACTATTGAGGCATGGACACGACCATTTCTCCCTTTTCCATCACCTTTGACGGGCGCCCCGTCGTGCGCGTCGGAGAATTCCTGCTCGACTCCCTGCCGGAACACGCTTTCCCGGTGCAGTTCGGCACGTCCGCCACGCCGATCATCAACAGCCCGTTCCCCAGGCTGGACGCATTCGGCAACCTGTCCCTGTCCTTCACCATCTCCACCGTGCGGGAATGCGCCTCCCACATGGAAGCGTGGGGCGCCTTTTACGAATGGCTCAACGAATGGAAAACGGCGGGAAAGGGGGAATGGACCTGGACCGACGCCTGCGGCCGTGAACAGCGCTTTGAAGCCGTCATCGCCGACGCCGAACCGAAGGTTCAGGGCCTGCGCCTTATCGTCTCCTACAACTTCACCCTCGGCCGCCCCCTGTGAAAACCCTTGACGTATCTTCCGCCGACTTCCTGGACATGGCCGAAAGCCCGTCCTACAACCGGCTCTCCTTCGGGGGAGCCTCCGTTTCCTTCCGCGCGCCGGTCTCCCGGTTTGCCTCCTGCCCGTTTGAAGAAGGGGAAATAGTGAAAGTCGTCTGGCGCGGGAAAACCCTGCTCATCGGCCCGGCCATTGACCTGGAACACTCCCTTGAAGGAACCTCCGAGAGCTGGGACATCAGGATTTGCGATTACTGGTGGAACCTGAGCAACATCCAGTACTTCGCGAATGGCCGCGCCAACGGCATCTTTGCCGAATACCGCCAGGGCACAGGCGGAAGCGGTCAGGAAAAACAGGCGACCGCGAACATCCGGGACGCCCTCTCCGGAGTCCTGGACCACGCCGTCAGCACGGCCCTGGTCCCCATCAAATACGACCTCCGGATCGACAAGGATGCCGAAATCATTCCGTTTGCCTACGCGTCGGAAACGTATGCCTCCCTGCTTTCCCAGATCCAGCAATGGCGCCCCAATATGGCCGCGTGGTTTGAATACGGCGCGGACGACTCCGCCACGCTGGTCATTGCCGACCATGCCCATTTGCCGGATGTCGTGCTCGACCTGTCCGCCGTGGACGTAAGCGCCCTGTCCCTCAAGGCGCGTCCCGATCTGGTGCCTCCGGCCGTGGGGTTGACCTGCAACGCTTCCGTGGTCTCCCGGGTTCAGCGCGCGCTGGCCGTCTATCCCTCAGGCGCCTCCCTGTCCCAGCCCTATGTGGTGACGGCGGAAGTGGACGTTCCGGGCGGCGTCAAGGTCTCCGACACTGCCGGGCAATACAGCCCTGCGGAAACGGGCTCGCTGGGTTACGACGCCCCGCGGATGATTGTCCGGGGAGACAAATTCCCGACCGGCACGGCCCAGTGGGCGGCCCGCGTCAAACGCTGGGCTCCGGCTCTGGAGGATTGCGCCGGCCTGGAAGTGGCGGCCAGTCCGAAAATCACGTCCATCACGCCGGCTGACGCGGAACACCGGGGATACAGCAGCGCGGCCGTCACCCACGAACTGACCTCCGGCCAGATCAACGGAAAGAGCGCGAGAATCAAATGGGGCAAGGTCCGGGTGGATTTGCGGGTGCTGGCGACGGATCCCCCCGACACGGTGAAACAATATTTTCCGGAATACGGCGGAAAATCCGGAACCGGGGACCGCTGGATCGGAACATTGACGTTTGAAGTGACCACGACGAATGTCGGCTACGCATCCTACCGGGTGGACAGGGCAGGGACGGTGGAAAGCGTGTCCGACGACGGCGGAAGCTCCGGAGACGACGAAACATCGGGCAGCTACGACACCTCCGCACTGTATAAAAATTTCCTGAAATCCTACTACGAAGCCACCCGCGCGTTGCCCTATGACGGATCCGCGACCGTCCACGACGACTTTGACCAGGTCTGCGGGGGGCGCCTCTCCATCACGGGAGGGTTGAAAGAATGGGAAGCCATGCGGTCCGTCATCCAGGAAATATCCCTCGACCTTAAAACGGGAGTTTCCGACGTGACGGTGGGGGCCCCGGAACAGATCTCCCTGCAGGACTCCATCGACCGGAGCCGGCAGCTTGCCGAGGCGCTGCGCCGGACGGCCTGGGCGGACTCGTCCACGTCCGCCGGGGGCGGTTCTTCGGGCGGAGGATCCGGCAGCGGAGGCGGAGGCTCTTCCGGAGCGGACGATGAAGTCCCGGAGCTTCCCAGCGTCGGGCCGTCCGTAAAACTGCTGCAGGCCCAGGAGCCTCCCGCGTGGGGAACCAGCGCCGTCGAGGTGGGATTCCAATGCCGCCTGTCTTACGGGAGCGACGGCAAGGTGTCCGACGCCTACATCCGCCAGGGGAAGGCTATCTATGCCGGCAACTATATCGGGGGGCTGCTTCCGGAGGGGGCCGGTTCCGGGGGATGGGTGAAAAGCCCCGTCACCTCCGGGGAAATCTGGCTCAAGATCCGGTTGGACAAGGACGCGAAATATCTCGGATCCTCTCTGTCCGCCGCGGGCGGCGTCTCCGACCCCGTCAGGCTCGCGGAGGAAGACCGGGAAACCCCTTATGAATATTATTTCCATCTGGCCACCATCGACGGCAACAAGGTGGTGCAGCACCAGGCGGGCACGGTTTATCTCCTAATCCACCCGGGAACCTTCGGCCCCTCCGGAATGTCATGATCAGGATATACACCTTCACCTATGCCGGAGACGCGCAGGAAGCCGTGGCCTGCGTCCGGTGCGCCAGGACGGCTCTTCCGGAGGCGGTAGTTACGGTGGTGGACGACAGCGCCGCCCCGGTACCCCCGGAGGCCAGGAGGGCTCTTGTAGCGTATGGGGCGCGGTATCGCCGGAGCTCTTTCCCCCGCTGCGGCAATCTGCGCGGCCCGGAGTGCGTCCGGGGAATCATTACCACGCTGGCCAAGGGGGCGGCGGATGGCGATACCGTCGTCAAGATTGACTCCGACACGGCGCTTCTGTCGGGCGGATGGGTCAGGGAAATGAAACACAACGGGCTTGCGCTGCACGCCGCCGGATACCGGGTCCCCCGGAACCCGTCCGAACGGTCCGCCTACGGAAATTGCTACGCCCTGAGCGGCCGGGCGGCCAGGATGGCCGCCGAAGCGCTGGAATGCGCCGCTATCCCCCCGCTCGCCCCGGAAGACCTCACCATCTGCCGGGCCGTCATGGATGTCTGCGGCCGGGAGCGTGTCCGGCTTGACGAGCCGTGGACGCCCCGGAACCGGGCCGGGCGGTGGTCCTGGTGGAACTGGGACAGCCGGACGGCGAATCCGGAGGATTATGCCCGCAGCTATGACGTGGTGAGCGTCGGCAATCCCAGGCCTCCCCACGTTCCCAAAAGCGCCCGCCGGGAAGTCATGCTCGCCCTGTGCGACGCCCGTTTGAATCCATGA